ATTGACCAGCTCCAGTTCACGGGCGACGAGACGGTCACGGCGTCCTCGAACAAGATCCAGATGAACTTCAACCACCCCGTGAAGGAGCTCATTTGGGTCGTCCAGCGCGACTCGTTCGTTGACTGCAACGCCCCGCCCACGCCGTGGATCATGGAGGCCCTGGGCCAGCAGCCGTTCAACTACACGGATGACTGGTCGACGGAGGGCATCGTCACGGCCGTGCTGGGCCGCGGCGCGCTCGCCACGTCGGGCTCGGTGTCCGGCAAGCTCGCGGGTGTCGGCTACTCCGGTGCCATCTCCCAGGGTGCTGGTGCCCCCTCGGGCGCCGCCGGTGCCTTCGCCCAGGAGTACCTCCCGGGTCTGGGTCTGGCCAGCGGTGCGGGTCTGTCGACGGGCTCGGCGATCTACGACACGCTCGGCAACGCCGAGGACGGTGCGTTCTTCGAGGGCACGACCAACTACCTGCTCGCCAAGGTCATCCTCGCCTCGAACGTCAAGTGCGAGGGCAAGAACCCCGTGGAGGTCGCCAAGGTCCAGCTCAACGGACAGGACCGCTTCGATGAGCGTGAGGGACGCTACTTCGACAAGGTGCAGCCGTGGCAGCACCACACCCGCACGCCGTCGGTGGGCATCAACGTGTACTCGTTTGCCCTGAAGCCGGAGGAGCACCAGCCGTCCGGCACGTGCAACTTCTCGCGCATCGACAAGGCGACGCTCAACCTGACGCTGTCCGTCAACACGGTCCAGGCGCAGCGCACGGCGAAGGTCCGCATCTACGCCGTCAACTACAACGTGCTCCGCGTCATGTCGGGCATGGGCGGCCTTGCCTACTCCAACTAAACAGTTACACGGTGGTGGTACTGTGTGGTTGTGTATATTGGTAGTCTTTAGGTAAGGATCCCGGTAACGGGGTTCGGTATAATTGGTATATACAAGTTATATCGAGCTAATAATGAATACTTCGATAGAAGTTGTTGTTGCAAAGTACATGGAAGATATCTCCTGGTTACGGCACATTCGTCACAAGGTAACAATTTATGATAAATCCGATAATCCGGTTAACGGATCACAACGGTTAGAGAATATTGGACGCGAATCACATTCGTACCTTCACCACATTGTTAATCGTTACACTACATTATCGGATATTACTATTTTTGTACAAGGACGAGCGTATGATCACTGTGAGTTAGTTGGTAATTCAGAAGACAGACTTATTCAATATATAAATAACATCGTAACTATCGATACTCCATTTGAACCACTTTGTCAATTATTGAAAATGCCTAGATGGACTGCCGCAGATCTAAAAACATGGTACGAAAGGGCTCGGTCAAAGAAAATATTTATGAACCCCATAGTTGAAGATACGCCGTTTGCATTCGGATCACAATACATTGTTCGAAAAGATGCAATATTATCGAAATCTCTCGCGTTTTGGACATCGCTGTACGAAATGTCCAAAACGTCTGTCTACGGAGATGACCACGAAGATAAAATCGATCCATGGACACTTGAGATCATGTGGCCATGTATCTTTAACCCAAAACAGCATGAAAAACCTATTAAAAATCAATCCCTCTGTTTAATTACCTCCGTCATAAAGACACCACCACTTCCATTATCGTACACCGATACGCGAAGTGTGTTTACACCCGAAGAACGGTATAACCAAACCATAAACACAATTGAAAGCGTACGGAATAAGATTCCCGGCGTACTTATATGTTTGGTCGAATGCAGCGATCTTGATACACATCACTTACTCGAGATAACATCTCGCGTGGATTACTTTTTAAATATTTTTGATAACGCTGAACTTCGATCAAGGGTCTATAGTCCATCCAAATCAATGGGCGAAGGCACTATGACGATTGAAGCTCTAAAATATATAGGTGAACAGGGAATAAAATATAGCAGTTTTTACAAGATTTCCGGGAGATATTCATTGACCGACTCATTTATACTCCATGAAAGTCCTATTGTTGTAAAACCAATTGATGGAAACAGGGGCAATATTTCTACACTGTTTTTTAAACTGGATATGGAATCTGTATCGGAGTTTTATAATTTTTTAATGAATCACGAGTCAGATATGAAGAACTGTAAAGGATATGAAATACTTTTTGCAGAGTTTATATCATGTCGAGAGTTGGTTAAATTTATAGATATACTTGGAGTATCCGGATACGTTTCAGTAGATGCAGATAAAACTTTACACACGTGGTAGCGTGCACTGATATACGTCTTTATACCTTTCTGGGTCAGCCCTTAGAAGACGCAGTCTGTCCTTTTCACTGTCAGGGGCATCACCTGGCCGTGCAATGAATAGAGCCTTTACCTTTTTATTGGTATCCGTGTAGTTTTCACTAAGGTATGAAATTGTTACAAATATCCTATAGGTCTCCGAAGGACACATCGCAGGGGCTGGATTTCCATGCCACGAATAATCATTACATGTAAACAAAACTGCCCGATTAAACACTGGGGAAATCATATCTACCTTTTCATGTAACACCGGACTAACATCGGACGCACGATCCCCCCTCCAAATCTCAAGATGACATCCATACTCTTCTTTCCAGTTCGAGCTCAGATAAAGTCCAAGTGTAACCTGCTTCTTTTGCAGAGTTTTAGGATGCAGGCCCGCGTCTACATGGATATCTAGTTTATCCCCAGACGTGTACTTGTGAACCCCCCAAAAATTTCTTGTAGGGTCTAGGCTAAGTTCGTATCCACACACATGGGATAAATGATCTATAAACTCTTTAGACTCAAACTGTTGAAAAAGACGGTTCAGTAATGGAGGGAATGAGTATTTATCGCGTAACGTATACTTTTGTTCAAATGGGTTATCGTAACGATCCCATGCACTATCTGGAATACTAAGAATTTCCTGCTGAATGCCCTCTGCATCCTCTAGAAAATTATCCTGATACACATACGGATATGGCAATATTTTCGTATATACCTCGGTAGGAATATCGAACTTCATTTATATAGTATTGGGGCAATACATCTTAAAACGGCTGCGTTCTACTGATGTGGTTTTTGTTATGTAAACGTATAATGAAACTGTGTATCCTCGATCCATTCCACAACATACCTGCGCTTAAAAGGGTATTCCCAGAGGCAGGATACTATTCTTATCCACCAGATGGTATATACAACTATTACTGGACGAATCACATGTCACCAGTAGATTTTAAACGGTATTATGGATTCGAATATAAAACTGACTGGTCGTCAATTACATCTAACACGTATGATGTTCTCGCAATCGTGCTTGTTCTATATGATACAATAGTTGATAAAGCTGCAGCAGGGATGCTAGACATTTTACAGAGGATTATAAAGAACCAATCATTCAAAAAAATCGTGATGTTTGATACACATGACTACGATTACGACCCTACACTATTCATACCAAATGGGATAGACACGTTTTTTAAGCGGAACTATTCTACGCATAAGCAGTATGATACTCGTGTAGTTCCCTTCCCCGTGTCTATGTTTGTGCGTAAGTGTATTCTTTGGTCTATCATAGACTACACTGACGTTCCGAGAAATCTAAGCCCTCCAAGAATAAACGATGCGTTGTGGTGTGGAAGTATATATACCCATAGAAATGATACCTATAAAATTATCCGTGATCGAGCAGCTGCCTACTCCGAGATACAGCCCTATGTTCAAACGCGTCACTTTTCTGATTTGGACACAATGATACAGGCGTTCAGATCCTTCAAAATATGTGTTGATCTTTTTGGAGTCGGAAATCCAAATAAGCGAACAATTGAAATCTTTATATCCGGTTCACTACGCATGCACAATTTCAATGATCTAAATTGGGGGTTCGAAGAAGGAGATTCGTTCCACGAAGCGTGTTATTTTTCTTCGAGGGATGAATTTGTATCTAAGAAGAATAGACTTCTTTCGGATGAACAGCTTTACAACAGTTCTCTTTCCCGCCAGGAAACTCTAATACGAAAGTACTTTAGTAAAAATGCTGTTAGAGAGTATATCTTACGTTGTGTCCAGTAGTGTGTACTTAGATAGCGCGTGTATTTGATTCTCAATCGTGTCAATCTTAAAAAGTCCGCTATCCACAAGCGTCATATTCATGGTTGTGGCATGCTCCTTTTGGTTCACTTGGATATCTAGTTCATAGCAATGGTTTATAATCCTACATAGGTCGTATTTTGATACCCTGTCCGGCGATGCAATATGGCGTACACCCGACCAGTAAAGATTTTCTTGAATGATACGTTTCACTACACCTGCAAGGGTTAAACATGTGACTCCATTCCAGATATGGTTTGTATATCCATCTATCCTCTGTCCCCGATTCGAACGTACCCATTCAAGAAGATTTTTCTTCCCGTGTAGTTCCTCACCTATAATTGACGTCCGTATTACACAAGCACCATTTGGCTCTCCAAGTGATTTTGTGATACCATAGATATGTTCTGCAGTGTGCGTATCGTACACTGTGTAATCTCCCTTCGACCCATCAAATACACAGTCTGTTGTGATATGGATGAATTTAAACCCAATATGGTTTGATAATTCGTCTAAACGAAGAGGAAATAGTGTATTCGTCTGAATATAGTCCCTGATTGAAGGGGATTTTTGAGGTATTGCTCCAATACAGTTTATAACGATATCATCCGATTCAATATGATTGAGAAACACACGAATATCGTCTTTAAGAACATCAAACTCCCTGCGTGTTATAGATACTGGACTAAATTCTTTCAATTCTCGAACAACATAACTACCTAGCATCCCTGCTGAACCGAATACATAAATTTTCATTTTATAAAACAAGTTAAATGTGCTTAAGCGATACAAGTTATATATTTCAATGGAAATAGAAAATAAACGTATTTTAATTGTTGGAGGAACGGGATCTCTCGGATACACCTTAAATAAACGTTACATCGACAAGAACAAGGTCTACAATATGTCAAGAGATGAATCTAAACACTGGAAAATGCGCCTTACATTTGGAAACCATCCAAATCAGGCATTTATCATTGGAAATGTTGCCGATTCAGTGAGTGTATCAAATATTATTTTGCGTGTAGACCCACACATTATTATTATTGCGGCCGCCATGAAACATATAGATCAGTGTGAAACGAATACATATGAAAGTATTCGTACAAATCTACTCGGCACACAGAATGTACTGTCGGTTGAGTCTCCTAGTCTTGAAACGGTCTTGTTTGTAAGTTCAGATAAAGCATGTAGTCCAGTCAATAATTATGGTATGTGCAAGGCTATGTCAGAAACACTTTTATGCGAAAAAGCACATTACAATAGCAGGGTTAAGTTTGTGTGTGTGCGGTATGGCAACGTATTGAATTCAAACGGTAGTATTATTCCTCTTCTACATGATATTGGAAAGGATCGAGATGCGTTTACTATTACAGATGATCGCATGACACGGTTCATTATGACCCTGGAACAAAGTGTAGACTTAATTCATCATACACTTTTATATGGTGAAAATGGAGATATTGTTATACCCAAACTTAAGTCTATGAAGATTCGAGATGTTATTGAAATTTTTTCTGAAAAGTATGGAAAGCCTATTGTTAAGATAGATATACGTCCCGGAGAAAAGATACATGAAAGTCTAATCAACGAAACACAATCTATGCGTACTATTGATACGGGCAAATATTATGTCATTAAATCTCCAATTTCATACAAGATTGTAGGTAAATCTATATCGTTTGACTACAATAGTTCAAGTAGTCATATTTCTAAAGAAGATCTCGCACAGTATCTAACAGATCTTGGTCTTTTTTAAACTATTCAATAGGTTTACATCTTCGCATAAGGTACATATAAATGCTTATCCCAAAAGAGAAAATTCTAGAATACCTGCAGCACAAGGGCATAACGTTGAACGGGGCTCTTCATATTGGAGCTCATGAATGTGAAGAGCAGGATGTATACCGTTTTTTCGGTATTGCCGATAAACGAGTTGTCTGGATCGATGCGCTTCAAGATAAGGTTGATCAGGCAGTACAGCGGGGTATTCCAAATGTATATCAAGCTGTCATTTCCGATAAGGATGGAGAGATCGTGTCATTCCATCGCACGAACAATGATCAGTCTTCAAGTATCCTTGAATTCGGTACACACGCAAAGCACTATCCGTGGTGTGTTGTGACAGGAGTCACTCATCATGCAACGACGACGATCGACACCTTTATGAGGACTAAGAATCTAGATCCGTCAAACTATGATTTTTGGAATTTTGATATTCAAGGAGCTGAACTCAAGGCGATTATGGGAGGTGAGGAGTCTCTGAAGCACGTTAAAGCACTGTATCTCGAAGTAAATTCGGAAGAAGTGTACAAGGGTTGCCCTACGATTCCAGAGTTGGATGAGCACCTTGCCGCTCGAGGATTTCAGCGAACTCTTACGACGATGGTACACCAGGGCTGGGGAGATGCCCTCTATGTTCGTTCATAGACAGATTTAACAAGGAATAATTGATTCAATACAATGAAGATCTACCTGTTTCATTCGGGTATGCATCATAAAAATCATGAATCTATACGAAAGATGGCAGCATTTAATCGTGCAACACTAGTTGAAGGGCATAATCCCGCTAATGTTGACGCGAGTTTTGATTATGTTGTATGTAATAGTGATCTTGTACCGCCAAGTTGGTTTCCTCCTTCATGTAAGATTATTTACGGGCCACAGCATCTGGGTGTTCCGCCAGTTCCTCTCAATCATCCCGCTTGGAAATTTGGACGCGATCCTCGAATTGTATCAAATACTCTATCTCCCTGGGTTCGCGATCTATTTAACCAAGAGTGTCCAACAATGGAGCATGTGTGTCTACCGTACGGAATTGATATGGACGCCAATAATAAAGTAGGGTCGAATCGCACAGATATTGTTATTTACTGCAAGAATCGGAAACTAAATGATTTCAACCACGCAATTCAAACAGTTGTTGAAAAGGGTATTCATCCGGTTGTATTCCAATATGGACACTATCAAGACCATGTATTCAAACAGGCTCTTGAGAACACCAAATTTGTCTTGTGGGTTGGGTGCCATGAATCCCAGGGGTTTGCCTTTCAAGAAACGCTCGCAAAAAATGTCCCTATTCTAGTTTGGGATGTGCGAACAATGTGCGATGAACATAATAGTCAGGGATACCAAGTCTATTCTAATCCGACCTGGAAAGCAACGACTGCGTCGTATTGGTCAGATGAATGTGGTCTTAAATTCTACAATCCTGAAGAACTTTCTGGTAAATTTGATGAGATGATGAGCCAATACCTAACATTTAGTCCTCGAGACTTTATTGAGAGGGAGTTATCACTGGGCCCAGCGTTCAAACGAATGTTTCCGATTTAGAGACATAGACGAATGAAAAGGAAATGTCCTTCATCTTTACCGAAATGATTCGGTGTGGAGAGATTGGAACCCATGCGATCGAATCCTTCCATAAACATCATCCCGACCTTGTCGTAAATATTTATGTAGGTCCGGAAGACGTACAGTATATTCCAGAGCATCCGAACAATAAGATTTTTGTGATTCGAAAGGATACTCCTATTTATGATGCATTCAATGTAGGGCATCTGGGGACATCCATGCTGCAGGAGAAGATCTTTTCAGCCCATCGTGGAGAAAAACTTATTCACTTCGATGCTGATGTCTACTTTACTGGAGACATCATTAACGATATTATCAAAGGTCTCGAGGATCATGATCTAGTCGGTTCTTTCCGTCCGTACCGGCTAAACCCTAATAAGCGAGATGATGTACGGGCATATCCAGATGCGATGCAGACATACTGTTTTGGCATAAATACATCAAAAATCACCGTTACGGACCCAGAAATACTGCGTCGCTATATTTATGGTCAGGGCTGGAAGCACCCGACAATTGATTACTTTGATCCGGTATCCCTACACGTTCGTGAAAACGGTGGAAAGATCCTGTATCTGCCGGTCGAGGTTATCGGTGGAGTTGATCAGGAAGGAAATCGTAAGAATGGTTATCCTATTAACGAGGAGTTCGATTACGGTGATAAGATCATCCACTTTGCCGGGGTTGGAAGTGGACGGAATTTTTATACAATGATACAGGAGAACAAGCGCCCTGATGTCCCAGAGTTTTATGTAAGGTTTGGGATTGAGCGCTACGATATGTACCTACGAATTTTTACCGGAAAGGGTATTCTTGAGTCAACTAAGTATGATATTTCTGCAATTCGTCTTCATATGGGTTTAGATAAAACAGAATCAGATACACAATATGATACACGTCTTCTATATCAACCTTGATGAGCGCCCAGATCGTCGTGAGGCTGTAGAGACACAGCTAAAAATGATAGATTGTACGTTTGAACGTGTTCCCGCGATCAAACATACACCCGGATATGTAGGTTGTTCAGCATCCCATCTTCGATGCCTTGAACTTGCAAAGCAGCGTAATCTTCCTCGTGTGATGATTGTTGAAGATGACCTTGAGTGGGTTCAGAGACCCTCAGTTATTAATGAAATCCTTAAGACTCTTCCACCTCACGATGCAGTTGTTTTGGCTCCTATTTTCCACGGAGAATCTCATGTTCGTAGAGTGAATGACAGCTTTGTCACAGGGAATGTGTGTCAGACTGCTCTTGCCTATATTTGCGAACACCATTACTACGACAAGCTCCTACAGAACTTCAGGGATGGTCTAGCTGGACTTCTACAAACGGATAGACACGAAACGTTTGCAGTCGACCAGTATTGGAAGCGACTGCACTCAACCGATAATTGGATTTTTGCTCATCCAACTCTCGCTGTTCAGCGACCAGGGATTAGCAATATTGAAGGGAAACATGTCGATTATACTGCCCCATACTTCAATAAGCTTCACGTAACATCGTCATAAAAAATAGATTTGGCGTCGACATTTAAAAATCGCATGTTTGGAATACGCGTAGATGCGTATCCAACTGCATAATCTTCAAACACCTGTTTCTCGAAAAAGTCTCTCTGCGCAATTAAATTTCTGCGGGCATTTTTGCTCAAGAAATAGAATCGTCCTGGACAGTACTCGGTCTTCAACATTTGAACTGGATGTCGCTTATGTTGAGGAACATTCGGATAATGGTATTTACTCTCGTGATCTTCCTCGATCTTTATGAACTCGCCACCATAATCGTATCCCTCAATTGCATTGAGAACATCTTCGAACTTATCTAGATTGCATTTCATATCATCATCGGTCTTTAGAAGGTACTGAACTTCCGGAAACAGTTTTTGAACTGCAACAAATGATAGATATGTCTTCATAGGAAGGGATTCATATGTATCGGGGCAGCGTACATACAGAATATGTTCATCCTTATCGTACTTGAACTCGTCCCAGATATAAGGATCGCCAATGACATGAAACCAGCGGATCTTGATAAATGGAAGCCATAATTTCCTCTGAAGTTCTCGCTTATACTCGTATTTTTTACAGTTTAGGATCATTAGGCAGTATTTCTCCATTTACTTATATTTAGTAAGTAAAGACTAAAATGCCTTATACGAGCGCCAATACAAACTTGAACCTAAAAATGTTCCCCCCTACCTCAAAGAACGTATTTATTGTTGCTGATAATCCAACCGTTCGAAAACAGGAGGACTTTAATGGACTCCTCATTCTTATACTCTACGAACCCGATGCAATTTTTCATCATCGTCAACTCGTGATCGACAATCACCGTAATTTTGATTATATATTCACATATGATCAACATATTCTGAATGCATGTTCAAATGCCCGTCTTTACTTGTGGGGTGGAACATGGATTGAGCAATCAACCTACAACAATATGAACCTATCACGTAAGCAGCCAAAGATATCATGTTTATCAGGAATGAAAGAGCGTACTCCTGCTCATACATTTCGTAAGATGCTGTACAAATCACAGAAGTCGTTGAGCTTTCTTCCAATCACATGGTTTCGATCGTCTAAAGATAGAGTTCTTCTGCCAAAAATCGGAGATAATCCTGTCATTGGAGATAGCAAGGATCCTCTTTTCCTTGACTACCAATATTCAGTTGCTATTGAGAACTGTCGCGAAAATAACTACTTTACTGAAAAGCTTCTTGATTGTCTTCTTACAAAGACGATTCCTATCTACTACGGATGTCTCAATATTTCTACCTGGTTTGATACTCGCGGTTGGATTATTCTAGAGAACACAACAATCCAAGAGTTTAGAGTAAAGTGCAGTCGTCTACCAAACTATGCAGCACATATTAATGTCATCAATGAAAATCATGAACGCGCAAAAAACTATGTTGATCTTTCTGTAAATCTTCAGCGTGTCATGAACTTTGGTGACTGAACAGCCGGTGCATTCTTAATCAGAGACGAGAGTGTAGTCTGTTGTTTACTTTTTGTCAGTAAAGTCTCGGTATGATCAAACATGTGTCCATAATCTGTTTGAGTGACTTCAATATCGCTGTATCCCGGTATTTGTTCTGCAAGAAAGGGAACAACTGTCTTGACTCGGAACTTACCGAACAAATAGACATCAATTTGTGGACTGCGCGCCTGTTTCCATTCAATCATTCGGTCATACGCTGACGAGTTGTATAGGGTCCAATGGGTTGTAAATCCCTGTGGTAGATCATAGACATCGACATTGCGAGTTGACAACGTAGGATTGAATGTTGCACCGTTCAATGCTCTCGAGGTCGCTCCTAGAACAACATCCCATTGATCGCGGTGTAGAGACAGTTTATACGACACTTCATTCCACAATTCCCGTATGGCAAGGGGATGACGATTCCTAGGCTTGCAATCATCTTCCCATACAAGAACACACGGATCACCTCGTGCTTTTGCCTCTTCAATGACTTTAATGTGCGAGAGAGCACATCCTACCCATCCAGGGGTTTCTTGAATAGCTGGAACACGAGTAAGCTGAAAGGCACCCTTCCATGCCCCCTGCAACCATTCCCATCGATCAGGTCGACTATCCAAGTTTATGACATATGGATTTGCCATTTACTACTATATATCAAGACTACATAAAATGGGTCTTGTTGTCCCCTACTTAATGGGTGGGCTGGGAAACTGGCTTTTTCAGATTGCAATATCTCTACTTGTAGGGAAGGATTCAGTAGTTCTGTCTGATAAACACTGTTCAAGATCTCCCCATGCAGGGACCGACTATTTTACCACGATTCTTAAACATATTCGTAAAGGAGACGTAAATATTGAGTTGAAAAAATTTGATGAACCTGAAAAGTTTCAAGGAATAGACATCAAAAAAACAATTAAGTTTGTTGAATCATGCAATGTTCTTCTATACGGGTATTTCCAGAACTGGAACTATATTCCGAAGGGGTTTGGAGACCTACTTGATTACAAGAATCCGTCTCTTCTAGAAAAGTACCCATCTATACAAGATACATGTTTTCTTCATGTGCGTGGGGGAGACTATGTCAACCATTTTTTCCACGATGTAGGACTGTCTGAACGGTATTATCCGGCTTCTATCAAGTTCATGAAAGAAAAGCATGGTATCACAAAGTTCGCGGTGTTCACAAATGACAAGGATTACTGCAGTCGCAGGGAGTATCTCAAGGATATTGATTACGATATTATCGACGAGAACGAACTGGATACACTGTATCTCATGACGCAGTGCAAGGCTGGGATTACTGCAAACTCAACATTTTCATGGTGGGGAGCCTACCTGAATCCGAATCGTCCTCTTTGTCTTCCATCCAAATGGTTTAATGATCCGGCAATGAACATCAGTGGGTATTTTTTCCCAGGGTGTTTTGTTGAACAAGTATAATAAGATGAGAGGGGTCGTAATGATCACAAGTTGTTACGCCTCTTCTCGTTCAGATAAACTTCTCTGGGTAAAAGACCTCCCTCCCGATATGACCTATGTATTTATTCGTGGAAGTCTAGATCTAGATCGCGACTATATATACAATAAGGAGGCACACGAATGTGTTCTGAAATGTTCTGACCAGTACCTTGGTCTCCCACAGAAAATTAAGATGGGATTTAATTTTGTATGTCAAGTATTCAATCCAGACTACTTGATCAAAGTTGACGACGATGTCATTGTCAATGTTCCAAAGCTTGTCGATTTTGTGAACACAAATAAGTACGATTATGTGGGAAATGTTTCCTATAGCAAGGGACAAGTGTTCTGTTGTGGTCCACTCTATTATCTCTCAAAAAGTGCACTTGAAAGCATGAAAAACATGTCAATCGATGGTCTCGATGAAGAAGACCTGTGTGTTGGACGTCATACTGGGGTATGTGGAATCCCCATCCATAACGTGGAACTCTACACAAACTTCCACGAAAAGAAAGATGAGTTTATAGCCTATCATGATGCAGCAAGAATCGAGTTCCCAGACCCAATAAAAATTATAGCACCTCTACCGTCGACTACGAAGACATTTCGTCTGTCTTTCCTTCCAAAGTTCTAATCTGGTTTTATGAAGAAGTTGATCCAAAAAAATAGGTAGACCTCCATCTGGAAGACTACCTAATTTTGTATTTTTTGTTTATATGTTTAGTTCACCGGCGGTGATTTAGGGGTTTTACGCCTTGAGGAAGTGCGCCTTCAGGAAGGACTGGAGGTTCAGGTACGTGACCGTGTCCTTGTCCGTCACCTTCAGCAGGCGGGAGAGGGCGCCATCGGGGATGATGCGGCGCTTGTTGGAGGGGTCGAAGCACGAGTTCGTCTTCACGTAGTTCGACACGAACTTCGTGACCTCCGTCTGCGAGCGCTGGGAACCGGCCGGCAGGCTCATGAACGCGCACAGCTCCGTGGAGAGACCGCGGGGCTTGAGGAAGGCGTTCTTGGAGCGGCGGAGCTCCCAGGCGGCCTTCTCCTCCGGCGTCATGTCGGCGACATCCTTCTTGACCTTCTTGCGCTTGCCGGCCTCCTTGACCTGCTTGGCAGCCGCCTTCGCGGCGATCAGCGTATCGGCGATGATCTCCTTCAGCTCGTTCGACAGGCGGGCGCGAACCTCACGGAGGCGCTCAACGACCGACGAGATCGAGGAGGAGGAGGAGGCGGCAACCGTCTCACCCACCGGCGACGGGGGGAGAGCGGGCGTGGGGGCGGCGACCGTCGGGACAACAACCTCCGTCTTGGCGGCCGTCTTGCGGGGGGCCTTCGCCTTCACCTCCGTCGAGGGGGCAGCCACCACCACCTCGGGGGCGGCGGCGACCTTCTTCGAAGCAGCGGCCTTCTTCACGGTCTTGGGGGCGGTCTCGGAGCTCATGTTTGCATTGGAGTGAGACGGCTTTGCAGACATTTCTAACGCGGTTATGTATAGTATGGCGGATCACGGCGTAAATAGGTCATGAGTTGAAAATATGAGAAAAAAGTTGTTTTAACAATGTTCGACTGCCTCGTCGCGAGTTTCAAATAATCCAAGAAGCTCATCTTCAAAGAATACAGCCCATTTTGAAGGGACTGGGACATAGACAATGCTGTAATTACCCACTGTAAAGCTATCGGACCCTGCTGTTCTAGTTGAAGCGCTTTCTGTCGATCCATCTCCCTTTTTTCTACCCCCCGTACCCCTTGATGTCCATTCTAGATTGTCAACAGAGTTATCGTGATAGTCTAAATTTTTATGACGCACATAAATTTTTGAGCCGGGGTTTGGAATAAAGGTCTGTGCAACCATATGATGCACATTGATATCCAATACATCGTAAGATAGCCTATAATATTTGCCAAAGTGTTTTGGTTTAATATCATAGCCAGTTAGGGCGGACCTTATCCTGCCATGTGTTGAGATAAGAAGTCGGATATCCTTTGGATATACCTTCCATTCCTCTCCCATTGTTATGCTTGTATGTTATTTTTTTTCCACAGCAAGCGCCTCCAATTTTGCGTTTATAATTGCAAGCTTCTGCTCAAGCTTCTTTTTCTGCTCTTCAAGAGGGACATCTGCGGCAACCTTGTCTATGTACATTGATTGATGGTACTCCTTTCGCAGGTCATCCCTGCGTTTCATCGATTCCTTTCGATACTCTTCAGGGGATAGGTGTGCTAGGTCAGAAAACTTGCGGCGAGGCATTCTATTAGTTATCCTACAGAGAAAGTCTAAAGGTAAAAAGAATCAAATTAATCAAATTAATCAAATTAATCAAATTAAATGACAAAACTAATTCTAATTGAAAAAAACATTTTAATTCCCCCTAGGACTTTTAGTTTATGGCAGTTAATTTGATTAATTTGATTAACTTGATTAATCCGCCTGCCTGCGTTTAATCTCCGCCTTGAATAAGAGATGTTGTGGAAACTCCTTTTAGCGGGCTTTTTAGCTGTTGCGCAATCCACTTCGTGCGTCGATTCAAACCCTCCTCAGTCGGCTATGGGAGTTCTTCCACCCTGTTACCTAGCCTCAATTAATTACCCGTCTGCAGGTGTCGTTGTTCCCTACACGTACACATTCAATTCGACCTCAACCGGTTCATGGCTGGTGGGCTTTGTCTTCCGCCAGGATCCTGGTTTCTGGACGTTTACGAACCCAAGCTTGAAATCGGCTATACCGTATTCTGCGACCCAGATTCTCCAGAATGCTAATCTAGAAACAGGTGGAACTGTCACAGTGAACGGAAATTCGGTGAGTGCGCCTACGAATTTTCAGGTATGGTACCAGGCAGGTCAGCCTCCGCCGGCTGCTGGATCATGGTCTACGGGTCAGTGGTATGACGGAGCAGTAGGAACGTTTGACGGCATCTATCAGGCGTTCAACTCTACGGCAAATACGGTATACTCGGTTGGCTTTTCAGTTACCGGGACACAACCGTCAGATGGATCATCAATTCAGGTGGGAGTGTATGCTCTGCCGTGTGCAGATGTGACTGCCCTGCCCGCACTATGTGTCCCTCCCCCAGTCATTGGATTTGATGTAGCGACAATCCCGGCATCTGGAACACCCAGTTCGTCTACAGTCGTTACTGTTACTCCCTCTGTATCACCAATAGTCTCGCCCAGTCCATCTCCATCGACCAACAAAACATCTTCGTCGTCTGTCAGTGTATCTACATCATCGAGTAAGTCCGCGACAATCACATCTGCAGTGACGTCAAGTGGATCGGGGTCGATATCCCAAAGCATTGCTGGATCGGGAACAGCTAGTCTAACTCCTACTAACACTGCTTCTCTGAGTGCGACGGGGTCAAGTACGCCTGCTCTGACAACATCCAATAGCGCATCTCTCAGCGGATCTGCAACCATATCTGTATCTTTATCTTCTACAGGATCGACCACGCTAAGTAATACAGCAACAGGGAGTTCTGAGCCTACTGGAACCGGAACCGGAACTGGAACAGCTGCGTCAACTGTGTCTGGGACTCTCACTGGTACGGCAACTGGAACCGGAACCGGAACCGGAACCGGAACGGCAACTGTATCAGGAACAGCCGCATCAACGGTGTCCGGAACGCTCACAGGTACGGCAACTGGAACTGGAACTGGAACTGGAACTGGAACTGAAACCGGAACCGGCACCACAACTGTATCAGGAACAGCTGCATCAACGGTGTCGGGAACTCTCACAGGGACAGCAAGTGGGACAGGAACCGGAACTGCGACAGGGACACAGACAGGTACACCTGCATCTAGTGGAACAGCCGCAGTAACATCAACTGGCACTGTAACGGCCGTATCAACTCCGACAGGTACAGCAACTGACACTGCAGCTGTCACCGTAACTGGAACTGGAACTGGAACTGCAACTGCAACTGGAACTGACACTGCAGCTGTCACCGTAACTGGAACTGGAACTGGAACTGGAACTGGAACTGGAACTGGAACTGGAACTGGAACAGGGACCGCGACATCCAATACAACTGGAACGGTTTCGATGAGTTTGTCCTCGACTGGAACTATGACCTGGACGGGAACCGGGACCGGAACTGGAACTGGAACAAATACAGCGACAGTAAGCATTTCATGGTCTCCTTTCCCCTTTTCTCCGTCGGGAACAGACACGCTGACAGGAACAAAAACAACGACTCCCACAATATTTATCTTCGGATCACCTGCTCCCAACTCAACGACGTCTTCGGTATCAACTAGCCCGATGTTCCTCTATACTGCCTACCCTACTCCCACAGCTACACCTACTACGTCCACAAACACAACTGGTGGAGGAGCTGGAGCTGTTGCCGAATCATCAAATACCGGAACCATTCTAGGCGGACTTGCAGTAGGAATGGTCGGTGTTCTTGGAGCCGTTATGGTCTTTATGAACGCCCCAACCAAGACGATCAATACCTTCCTAGTGAATATCATCAACCGTGTCCCGCTCCCTGATTCTGTGAAGAATGCAATTGGAAATGATCCACTGACCAAGCTGAAATCAATGCGCAGCCCCAAGGCTATGTTAGACAGTCTTCCGGTCCCCGATAGCGTAAAGGCAGCTATTGAGTCTGTCTTACCGGGAAGCGCTGATCCTATCCCATCATCGGCCCAGGCACCTACGCTTGTGGACGATAAGATCGCCGATATTGTTGTCCCAGTAGCAGCAGCTACAGTTACGGCTGCAGTTGTATCCAAGACAGTTGTATCCTCGCCAGCTCCGGCACCGGCACCGGCACCGGCTCCCCGTATAGAATTCGCAGAAATTCCAGTCGCACGTGCTCCAGTGCCCGAACCTGCTCCGAAACCGAAACCTGCACCTGCGCCAGCACCTGCGCCAGCACCTGCTCCAGCACCTAAACCGACACCCGCCGTTACACCAAAACTCGTAAATCCCCGGGCTACATCTCCCCCACCTGCTCCTCGTTCAACATCTCCTCCCCCTCCCCCCGGTATAACAAAGAAACCCGAACAGCAACAGTCACAGAAAGCCAAGATTGAAGTGGATGCCAAAGATCTAGCTGCGATTCAGTCTTACCTCAAGTCAAAGAATACTCAGCATAAGATCATTTAAGGCGTGGTTGTATACTCAATAAAACTAGATGGCAGATATCCTAGAGAATTTCTATGTTGTGGCTGTGATGACGAACCCTGAGCGGTACAAAACCCGCTCACGCCTATTCAAGGAGTTCCAGCAGCGTATGGACAAGTACGGCGCCAAACTGTTTGTTATTGAGGGTGCACACGGTGGACGCGAGTTCGAAGTCACTCAGGCAGACAATCCTCGCCATATCCAAGTTCGCACTGACTCTGAACTCTGGCTGAAGGAGAATCTGATCAATATCGCAATTTCCCGCCTGCCGTCCACTTGGCGGTACGTTGCATGGATTGACGGCGATATTGATTTCGTGCGCCCGGATTGGATGTCGGAGACGGTCCACGAACTTCAGCACCACCCAGTTGTCCAGTTGTTTGAGGATGCTGTGGATCTGGGTCCGAACCATGAGATCATGACCACAACCAAGAGCTTTGCCTACTGCTACAAGAACGGTATGCCTCACGGAAATATGGTGAGCAAGAATGATAGTGGAGATGAAGGGTACTACTATGCAGGGTATGGCAAGGGAATGTACTGGCACCCCGGCTACTGCTGGGCTGCTACGCGCGAGGCAATTAACACGATGGGTGGACTGTTTGACTATGGTATTCTAGGTGCAGGTGATCATCATATGGCGTGCGCTCTCGTAGGCGAGGCAAAGCGCTCCATCCCTGCCGGTATTCATCCCCACTATGCTCGTCTAGTGTATGCGTGGGAGGAGCGTGCCCTCCGTCTTCACAAGAATATTGGGTACGTCAAGGGCACGATCTACCATTTCTGGCATGGGAAGAAGCGTGATCGCAAGTATAAGGACCGTTGGGCCATCATGCTTGAGAACAATGTCGATCCGTCCGTGGTTGTACACAAGGACTGGCAGGGTGTATGGACGCTGTATCCGGGTCACGAGAAGCTTCGTGATCAGCTCCGCGACTACTTCCAGTCGCGCAATGAGGACAGCATTGATAAGGAGTAAGTAAGTGATTAGCCAAGAATTGTCATAGCATCTTGGGTTCGGTAAAATGCAGCGTACATATGAAACACAAAATCACCAACGCAATGTGTATCGTACAATATATTCAGCATAATGCCGCCAATATCGTTACTTAGCATTGTTTCTGACTGATATGTATGCATGATATTCCGCATATTCTTCAGCCAGTAATGGTATCTCTGCATGCGATCACTCGCATGCTTGTTTTCGGGTTGGTAAAGAATCCACCGCATATCTTCCGTTAGAGTGTTAACAAACACTGCAAACTGAGGGTAGTCCATAGCAATAAACTGTTCGTGATGAATATCGAACCCAAACTCACGAATAATCTGAGCAACACGCAGCCATCGGTTATCGCGCTTTTCAACAAGGGTCATTGCCGACCGTTGACCTTGATGGTACAGGGGTAAATTGTGTCGTCGGCGGTACATGAGTAGTTCGCGAAGACGTTCCTGATCTTTTACGGTTAGAATTGTCCGGGTATACGGATTACGAATATCCAGTTCCTTCTGCGACCACTGAAACATCGATCGCTGATCAAACCACCATATTTTCCCATCCTCCTCGATGGAAAAGAAGTCGCGAGGATGAACTTCGGTCTTATGCTCCAGAGTCACAATCTCATCATCATTATGACACACACTACGCCGCAAGACACCAGGTCCTGCTAAATGAAGAAGAGTACGTGCATGATGACCGCGCCAGAGAGACTGAATATGAATCAGCTTTTTCTCGATCTCCGGATTCTTCGACACCCAACGGTGAATCTTCTTGCAACGCATATGCCTACCGCAATACGGAAGTCCTCCCAGTGCCTTTGTCTGACACCGTTCAAAGGAAGACTTTGTCTTACATGAAAGACAGCTCATATATACTCTTAATCGTTATTGATATGAAAATAAGAAGGAAAAACGGATCGCCCGATCTAGAAGGGAAAGAACAGTACAACCCAACAAAGAAAGATGGCCGCTCCCGCATGTGTTAGCATCAGCAAGATCAATGTATCCGATATCCAGTTCGCCGAGGCCAAGCGCAATAAGCAGGGTGGCGTCTCCGTAGGCATCAAGTACAACAAGCAGAATGTTCAGTTCCGTTTCCCTCAGTATGGTTTCCCCGGCGGCTGTCTAGTCAAGGAGAATGAGAACAAGGATGGTAGCATCACGACCTCGTACATGATGTCAGCGTCGATGCAGGGCTGCGATCCGTATGCTCGCGAGCCGTCTACGGCTACGGACGATGTGTCCAAGTCCTACAACTTCCTGCGCGAGTTCCAGGAGGCGGTCATCCAGGCGGCGGTGACGAACTCGGCATCGTGGTTCGGCAAGAAGCGTGGCGAGGAGTCGATTCGCGACTCGTTCAACAAGTTCCTGTCGGTGTCGGTGGACAAGACGAACGATGGCTGGGTCCCGAACGGCAAGTATCCGCCATCGCTCCGCTTCAAGCTGCCCGTCTATGATGGCAAGGTCTCGATGGACGTGATTGATTCGGAGGGCAATGAGATCGTGCTCTCGCCCGGGGATCTCCAGTCCACGTTCTCCAAGGGCTGCCAGGCGAAGATCGTTGCGCAGTGCAGCATCTACGTCATCGGTCAGGGCTTTGGTCTCACGTGGAAGCCGACGTACATGCAGGTGTCTCAGCGCAAGCGTCAGACGGCGCGCGAGATGTTCAACGACGACGAGGACGATGCGGAGGCGTCGGTCCCGCCGGTGGTTGGCGGTGCCAAGGCTGCGCTCGAGTCGGACAATGAGGAGGAGGAGGCCGAGGCTGAGGCGGAGGAGGAGGCTGAGTCTGAGGCGGCACCTACTCCCACGGTCTCCGCTCCTGCCCCAGCACCGTCTCCGGCTCCAGCATCGTCGACTCCGGCCGCGAAGGGTCGTCGTAAGGTCGCGAACGCCTGAGTATCAGACGGAGGTACGTAAAGTACGCCATCATCATCAACGAATAATGTGAAGAACACGTCGTACCGTGGCTCATGTTTTTCCATGTGGCATCCAGTGTATCCGTCCATCGTTCCGCACCGAATACAGGTTTTGGAGGGTACAACTGTATTCAGAATATCTGATGGACGAACGATGGAGAGGGATGTACGTGCCTGGAGATCGGAGATCTTTGTCCACCCATTTCGCATACAGTCTTCGTACGCAGATTCGGACATGATGGTCCAAAGAGTCTTGTCTCGGCACGTCCAGTCTTCCTGAAACAGAGTAGAATACACATTGTCGCGAAACCAGTAACAGGTGTGTTCTTCAATGCGATGTTCCACCAATCCTACACGCTTGCTTTCATCGTACAGCCAGTACACGCGAACCTGGTCATTCGAGTACTGTGTATCAAGATTGCCGCGGAATACAAGACGTCCGTCATAATTGTATTCTTCGACATCAGTTCCTATATCAAAGTCTGTAATGTCAGAGTCCACTGGATACACAATCCCACGGTGAACAGACAGCATTACTTCACACTACGAAAACGAAACAACAATTTTTACGTCGTGCTTCTTGAGAGACTTGGTGGCCGAATGAGAGAGTTCATGACGCTTCTTGCGTGTATGCTCTCCCGACTTCTTGGCGTCTCCCGAAGCGGTCATGCGGGTCTCCATATCGGCATGAATATCCTCGCGGTGCTCAAACAGATACTCAATGACATCATCTTCCATTGCCCACGCAAAGAAGTTCAGCTGACCAACCGTGGTGGAAATCCCATGGAAGTTAATTCGGTCATGGCGACAGAAGGGGTCAAACATCTTCTTGCTATAGGCTTTCAGATGCGACTTGTACGCAAGGTAGACAATGACATGGCGTCCAGCTTTCGAGATGTAGGACACATTGTTCTTCTTGGAATAGTTGGTGACAAACCAGTCAAGAATGCGTAGGGAAATATTGGTCTTCCCCGACAGAATATTGTTCAGAAGTTCAGTACGTTCGGGAGTGTAGAAGGTTTCTAGACGATGGAGGACCCAATCTTCCTGTGTAGAGATTTCAGCTGTAGTTGTCATTGTTTAAGTGCAGGTGTTTTCTGTAAATCGGATTAGGGAGAACGTATATACATATACAACAATGGAAGTGTTTGAATTGCCTTTGGATGCCTGTACGCATCTCACACACCGAATCAAGACTATCTGCCGGAATCGTGGATATCACTACAAGAACTATAAAGCGCAGGTATATCGACTTCTGGCTACCGACCTGGGTAAGGTGTGGTCCCGTCGTCGTTCGGTCTTCAGAGTCCTCCGGGATTATGGAGTCGCTGATCAGCGCACAGACGCGTGGCACGCCAAACGCTCTGAAATGATTACGGCATCCGAAGTCACAAAGGCCTTCAAGTCAGCGACCCCAGGAGCACGGAAGGAGTTGCTCATGCGGAAGATCGAGGGTCAGAAACCAGGTGATGGCGGGTCAATGACGGCATGTCTGTGGGGTACTCAATTTGAACCCTTGGCAAAGGAGATTTACGGAGATATTCAGGGTGGAGCGGATGTCGTGGACACAACGTGCGTATCTCATCCTATTCATAGGTTTCTAGGCGCATCTCCGGATGGGATTGTGCTCACCAAGGACAAGATGGATTCTCGCTGGGGAAAGCTCGTAGAGTTCAAGTGTCCCATTAGTCGGCCCTTTACCCAGGACAGTCCCATTCCCGATGCGTACTATCACCAGATGCAGATGCAGATGGAATGCTGCAATATCGATGAGTGTGATTATGTCGAGATGCAGTTCAAGACCTGTGGAAAGAATGAATGGGCGAAGTCAGAATCACCGTACAAGGGTGTTATGGTCATGTACGATGACGGAAAGATCGAGCACAAGCCGAAGGAGGCGGACTATACCGTGTGGAAGGGAGCGATTGAGGGCGAGGAGCACCGTATCGTTCACTGGTACCTGAACAATATTCGTATTGAAAATGTTCCGCGTGAAGCGAGTTGGATGACGAATCATCTTGAGGAACTCCGTGAGTTCTGGGTCATGGTCGAGAACTGCCGGAAGGATCCCTCTAGAATAGAGAGTTATATCCCCACCACTGCCCCACCCGATGACCAGTCTGCTCTCCCTTCGGGGACTTATGCGAATCCGAAGCGCGGAGGTGCGTCGTCGTCTGAGCATAGGATGACAATTCACCTCGACGCTGAAGATCCTGAGACGTCCGGTCTATAAACTCGGGAACACCAAACCCTTCCCGCCCGCCGGCAAGAAGAACGCCGGCAACAACAAGTCCGGCAATGGCTAGAAGAAGGACTCCCGAATTTTTCATCTATTGTTTAAAACGGATGAAAAGAAAGGCATCGGAAAGAATAACATATAGATCCGATGGACACTCTTAAACTCATGTTATCCCAGCGCGGCGTCGATGTATCCACCTCGGAGGTTGTTGAGTCAGATTTTCCCGCAGTTGTCACGAAGATTGGGTCGGTCATTGTCTTCAACAGCAACCGGGCTCGTATCAGTGAGAAGGATGTGGGGACTCTCGTAGGACTCACGCGGGAATACGGCGGGACGCTGGGAATTATCATTGTGTCGATCGCACCATCTCCTGCGATCCTGCATGCTGTCAGTATGCAGAGCAATGTTCTTCAGATCTTCCACACGGGTCAACTAACCTTTGATATTACTACGCATCGCAAGGTCCCGGCTCACCGGATTCTGAAGGAGGAGGAGGTCAAGAACTTTCTAGAAAAGTTCCGTATTTCGCTGGACGATATTGCCAAGGCGATGCGCAAGGATCATATTCAGGTATCATCAGAGGAGCCCATGCTTATCCAGATTGCGATGAAGCATAAGGAGTACATACCGATTCCTCACATTAGTTCACAGGATGCTGCGGTGCGTTGGATTGGGGGGAAGCCCGGCGATATTATCGAGGTGATGCGGAAGTCACCTACGGCTGGCGCGACGCCTTATTACCGATTTTGTGTAGCCAGTGTATAATAATGTCGTCAGACTTCGAAGAGATGCTCAATCAGTACAAGGGCAACTATGTCGAATTTTTGTCGACACATGACCCAAAGTATAAGAAGGCGTACGAACTTGCACAGGATTCCATTGAAAAGATGATCATGAACAAGCAGAAGGGAGTTGAAGATCAGAAGAGGGATATGAATCACTTTGTGGAGTCGTACAAACAAGACAATGAAGACATGTCTGGGTTGTATGATGATGCGTCGGGAATGTACGTGGATGCCCAATCGATCGATGATACTTACAAGGCAGCTAAGAACCGTTACGACAAGTATGCGTCGGGAGACACAGTCCCTGCCGTGAATCCTACGAATGGATATTCGATTCTCCTGCGTGTTGGACTCGTTCTTCTCCTTCTTCCACTCCTGTTTTTTCTTGGGTTCTGGAGTCCTTCGACTCTAACGACAGTTGCTGCTTCTCCGTCTCCTCCGTCGATGAACCCTATGAGCTTTATAATGTCACCGGTTCTAGGGCCGGCGACAACACCGGCGATGCGATAGGGTAGCCTACACCGACCGTTGAAGCAGTCGGGATTGACATCGAGGGAATCATATCAGACATAGACGGGAAGGACCGGAATACGCTGACGGTAAATGTCACAAAGACAATCACAAGGAGGATCAGAATCACAAAGATGTATCCATAATAAACGTTCTTATCACTTGTGTTTGTGGTGTGGAGAGATCCATAGAGACTATTCAGTTTTGTGAGCTCGTCGTCTGTTGACTGTAATTCTTCAAGTTGCTGCTTGTACCTTTCAAGCGAACCTTGTAGATCAGCACTGGGTTGGGACGACAGTTGAGCTTGACCCTGGGAATAGGCGGCAGAAATACCGTTCATGACAGTTGTGATCTGCTGATTTACGCCCTCTATCTGCTTTAAAATCTCTGAGCGCTTAGCAGGATCTGATTCACGAAGCCCCTTGCTGATAAGAGAAGAATACTGGTCTCGAAGACTCGAATATGTCTGAATCGCAGACTCAATATTGTTAAATCCGCCAGAGGGAGGTGGAGACTGGCTCTGAACAGGCTGGGAAGTTGTCGAGGATGGACTCATACTTGTTGTCGTCATTAACGCCGCCGACGGAGATGCCGGAGACGGTGTCGCGCTCATTACTCTTTATGATATCAAAAAAATCATACGAGTATATAAGAAGAGATGGCTAATTATTCTCAAGATTTCCAGTCACAAGCTCAGGGTCTCCTGGGGTTAGTGAAAGGAAAACTATCCGAAACCATTGGATGGAAACCCCTGCCTGGACAACTAAATAAAATTGTTGCATCCTCGAGTGGCTTTGTATGGGGATTCAATGTGAATGGAGATTACTACACCTGCCATGAACCCTGTGACGGTAACAACTGGAAATGGACAGCGAAACCGCCGGGTATGGTAGGAATGCCAATGGACATTGCTGTCGATTCTCAGAATGTGTATACTCTGTTTGCGGGATCTACAAATTCCACGTCGACGACGAATCAACTCAGGTTTGCTATACAGCCTGTGGATGGAAGTGGAAGCTGGACTGTTCAGTCAATTCCTGGCGATGCTCCGGTCAACACTCAAATCAATGTGACAGATCAGTTCATCTTTGTAGGATCAAAGGGATGCTCAAAGCCGTGCACAACAGGAAATTGGGTTTCTATCTCGAGTCCTCCAGGAAGTGGTCAGTCAATGGGTGTCGTCGCCGCATCAAGTGGAACAACATATGTACCGGTCAACGCTGGAGGTCAAATAAAGGTGTACAGTGGTGCGGGAAATGGACAGGGAGGTTGGACTCCCCAGCCTGGTCTGGCAGGAAAGATTCCCGTTGCCGTTGAAGCCGACAACCAGTTCCTCTATGCCCAAGATTCGGGATCGGGGGGTCTGTACCGCTGTTCAACTCCGTACTCTGATCCAGCCTCGTGCCAGCTGGAAGATACGAACGGGCTCGCAGTCAATAGTGGATCCCATGCTGTATCTGTGAACCCTCGGAGTTACCAGACATATTTGACTGCATCCTCGGGCGGTCAGTACGGCAATATCTTCCAGCGTCTAGATGAGGGAGGACTGAATGTAGCACCAGTTATCGAGCAGACAAAGAAGTATACTGCGCAGATGGATTCTGATGTGAATGCTTTGGGTGGAGCAGTCAGCTCCCAGAATGCGCAGCTATCGGCTGTTCAGACGCGTCAGGAGGCGGTTGGAATCATCAATCAGATGACGAATATCAGTGATGATATTTACAACAAGAAAGTGAAGTCTGGAACGGTTCGGCAGAAGGTGTTGACAGATGGACCTGATGGACCCAGTATTTATCATCAGCGGATGCTCCCTCTCCAGATTCTCCTGGCCACCCTTCTTGTGGTCATCGTCCTGTATTTTGTGACGGTGATGTTTGTGTCGCCTACGATCAGTATGGGACTCTCAATTGGTGTACTTGCCGTTGGAACAGGAGCAGCAATTTACTATGGGATATAAACAACAATGGTTGCCGAGACAGATATTCAAAAACAGCGGGAACTCCAGCTGGCATTTGAGTCGTACCAGCGTGCTGCCCAGAACCGCGAGAAAGATCCAGATACCTTTGAAGCTACGCGTTTCCGGTACTACGGTCTCAAGAATGGCGATGGATGGATTCAGCAGGAAAAGAAGCGGATCAATGACGGTAAACTAGGACCAGTGGTAGATACCTATCGGTCGCAGTATACGGATCTACAGAGTCAGGAAGATATACAGAAAGCCTATACAGATTCTATTGCGACAGTTCGAAATAAGCAGTCGAGTCTGAAAAGCGGAATATCGTCAAACATCGATTATCTTAAGAATCTCCTTGCAGACAAGGAACAGAAGGTCTCTGCATACGACCGCTTTATTCAGCTGATGGATCCTAACTCTTCTGAACCTACACAGAGCCTCGCACACTCAACGGCTCCTATCATTACCTACTTTGCATCCTTTCCTCCGATATTTGTGATTCTTCTTGATATCTTCCTTGCTGCTCTTGTTCTCTTTCTCCTCGTCCTGGGTCTTCGGAAAGGAGGAATGGCATTCAAGACGTTTAATTTTGCGGCTTGGTTTACTCGTACACCTGTTACGCCAGCAAGTAATTTGTGAATGACGTAGGTGGAACAAAGTACATATTTTGCAGAAATACATGAGTATTCCCAAACGGCGTAAAGACGCGACAGTAGGCTCCTACGAGCGTCATTCCATCAAACGTATGTAGGGTAGATAGATCATCGTAGTACACAATATCATCATGAGGATCAAAGATGATCGTCATGCCGTTATAGTTGAAGGCTCGGTATCCTGTGAGATCATAGGGATGAAATCCGCGATACGACTCGGCTGTCTTGAACTCTGTGGGAGTCCATTTGGGAGGTACGGACACATCGACAAAGGGGACCCAGATGTAGGAAAAATTCAGAAAACGGGGAATCGTAGCAATGCTTTTGGGTACACGAGATAGTTCAAAGAAGAAGGGAACGGGACCCCATTCTTTGGTTGACTGATACGCCATAGATAAGATGAGCCGCCCTGAAAGACCCTGACCACGGAAGTCTTTATCGACGTAATTGTAGCAGACATAGACTCCGTGGAACGATTTCGTCTCGCCGATCCACTTTCCATGCTTTGCCAATAACATTCCCTTGCGAGGGCACCAGACCAGAATATCGTTGTCCCCGGCACATGGGCGCTTAACTCCAAACACATCTTTCCAAATGGACATACACCATGCTCGAATATGTTCGTCCGTATCTTTCCAGAACTTGGCTTCAATATCAGTAAAGATTTGGTAAGGATAGTCACGATCAATCATTGTCCATGGTTGCCCTTCTTCTGTTGTTGTTCGTTGGATAGGAAGGATCTCCCACATTTCTTACATAGATACAAGAGAGAGATGGAACAGTCTTTAGCGTACTGGCTCATTATCCTAGGATTCATCGCCTTATACTTTATATCCCGTGTCTCGGAAGCTCACCGTGAAATGTTCGAGAACAAGAAGGAGGAGGGCGCCCCGACTGAGACGCACGAGGACTATGAAGAGATCTACGATGACTTTTATGCGGATGTGTACGATAAGCTGTTTACGACACCTGAACGTGTCTCGTTTGAGAAAGCATCGATTCGTGAGAACGCCCTGGAGTCTTGGCCGAAAGCTGAGGTGAAGATTCTGGATGTATGTTGTGGAACGGGACCTCATGTCGACTGGCTGTGCAATGAGGGAGTCGATGTAGTAGGTGTCGATAATTCCGAACCTATGTTGAAGAAGGCGCGGGAAAAGTGTAAGAGCGGACGGTTCTACAAGGGTGATATCACGCGGGCAGAAACCTTTTCACCTAAATCTTTTTCCCATGCCATGATGCTCTATTTCTCAATTTATCAGTTCCGCAACCCCAAGATGGTTCTTGATAACGTTTACTCGTGGCTCAAGCCAGGTGGAGTCCTGATTCTTCATTTGGTAGACCCACACAAATTTGATCCGATTCTAGATGCTGCGTCTCCGTTTATGGCCTTCTCACTCCAGAAGTACAGCAAGGAACGGGTCATTGATTCCGACATCTTCTTTGACAAATTCAAGTACAAGAGCCGGTTCCTAAAAGAGGAGGGAACAGACGAGGCGCGGTTCGAAGAGGTCTTTGAGTTTGAAGATCCTCACAAGTATCGCGAGAACATTCATCGCCTGCACATGCCCGATATTCCCGCCATGTTGGATATAGTCCGATCGTGTGGATTCTCTCGTCACGAGATGGTCGACATGACCTCTGTGGGTTATGAGTATCAATATCTTGTCTACTTTTCTAAATAATAGGATCGGATGTATTTGAATCGTAAAAACATCCAAAACATCGGCGGCGGATCCTTGACGCTTGGATCGTCCCCTGCTGTTACCGACATAAATATGGCGAATAATTCCCTGTCAAATGTGAACAAGATCAATGGACAGTCTTGGCCTACAGTTTCGGGATCGGAAGGTCAGGTGTTGTATACTCATGCAAATGGAACCATGTACTGGGCGAGTGGACAGTATGGTCCTACCGGTCTACAGGGTCAGACGGGTGCTACAGGTCCAATTGGAGGATCACTAAACCAGATTCTGTATAATAACGGAACTGTTGCGAGTGGTACAGCCGCGATGACATATGCTCCCACAACGGGAAGCGTAACCCTGTCATCATTGACAGTGACCTCGAACTTCACACTGACAAACGGAACGGCAACAGTGCCTACTGCATCGGTGACAACGCTGAATGTTCAGAACGTGTTGACAAGCGGATACATTCAGGGTCCTACTGGAGTTTCGAACGTGATTGGTGGATGGGTCCTCTCAAATTCTGTGCTTTCGAATGGCAGTGTCTCTCTTGCCAGTTCAGGAGCGATCTCGAACGTTTCAACAACCTCAAATACAGTGGGTGGAGTTGTTTTGAGCAATGGAACCATCAGTAATTCTGGTACGTCCTCCAACACGATTGGAAGCATCCTTCTCTCCAACGGATATATTGGAATTGGAGCAGGTGTACCCGCTTACAATTTGGATGTGAACGGAACCGCTCGATTTCAGTCATCCGTGACTGCTACTGGAACTGTAACCATGTCTGGAGCAACGGTCACCAATGCTCTCAATGTGAGTGGTCTTCTTACGGTCTCGGCTGCCACAATACAGAATGGACTGGTCGTTGTAGGAACGTCTGTCCATACCGGAGCGGGTACATTCTCGAATGCGCTCAACGTGAGCGGTCTCCTAACCGTGTCGGCAGCAACCGTTCAGAACGGTCTGATTGCCCTAGGAACATCAACGCTCTCGGCAGGAACCGTGTCCAATACCCTGAATGTAAGTGGTCTACTTACAGTCTCTGCCGCAACAGTTCAGAACGGGTTCATAGCTCTAGGAACAACTACACTTTCATCAGGAACGGTGTCCAATGCTCTCAACGTCAGTGGTCTCTTAACCGTGTCAGCAGCAACAGTTCAGAATGGGTTCATAGCTCTAGGACCATCTGTTCATACCGGAACCGGTACGTTTTCGAATGCTCTCAATGTAAGTGGTCTTCTTACAGTCTCTGCTGCGACCGTCCAGAATGGTTTCATAGCTCTAGGAACAACTACACTTTCAGCAGGAACCGTGTCGAATGCTTTGAATGTGAGTGGACTCTTGACAGTCTCTGCTTCGACCGTCCAGAACGGGTTCGTAGCTCTAGGACCATCGACGTTCAGCGGAGCCGGTACGTTCTCGAACGCACTCAATGTGAGTGGTCTTCTTACGGTCTCGGCCGCCACAGTCCAGAATGGGTTTGTAGCTGTAGGATCATCGGTGTTCAGCGGAACCGGTACTTTTTCAAATGCGGTGAATGTGAGTGGTCTTCTTACGGTGTCGACTGCCACAGTTCAGAACGGGTTCACAGCTCTAGGATCATCCGCCTTCACTGGAACGAGTACGTTTTCGAATGCGCTGAATGTAAGGGGTCTTCTAACAGTGTCAGCAGCAACTGTTCAGAACGGGTTCACTGTTTTATCTGCGATTACTCTTTCATCTGCGCTCGTCTCGAATGCATTCAGCGTCAGTGGGTTAACAACTCTGTCCTACGGGATTGTCCAGAACGCCTTGAATGTCAGCGGACTTCTTACAGTCTCGGATGCTACTGTACAGAACGGACTGACGGCGCTCGGAACATCGGCATTTACCGGAACCGGTACGTTTTCGAATGCACTGAATGTGAGCGGACAGCTTACCGTCTCGGCGGCTACTGTACAGAATGGATTTACAGTTCTTGGTCTCTCAATACTTTCCTCTGCAGCTGTTTCGAATGCACTCAATGTGAGCGGTGTCCTCACAGTCTCTTCTGCGTCAGTTCAAAATGGTCTGGCAGTACTTGGACCATCAACATTCAGCGGAATCGGTACGTTCTCAAATGCAGTCAATGTAAGTGGTCAGCTCACCGTCTCGGCGGCGGCAGTCCAGAATGGTCTGTCAGTTCTTGGAATCTCAACATTTTCGTCTGCAACCGTTTCGAATACTCTGGCTGTAAGTGGACTCACGACTCTGTCGGCTGCCTCTATTCAGAATGGTCTCACGGTGAATGGAACGACTGCTCTTCTCTCCACCCTATCAGTTGGAACGATTGCCAATCTACAGACGATCAACACGATGCCATTCCTGTTCAATACTGTCTCACAAAACATCACGATTGGTGTTGGAACGACTCAACTTCCTGCTGCTTCAAATGTTGTAGCATTTGGGTTATCGTCCGCTCTCAGCAATAGCGGTGGGTATGTGAACGCTATAGGAACTCTAGCTGCTGCCTCAAATTCTGGTCAGTCGATTGATGCGTATGGATACGGAGCGGGGCAGAACAATACTGGAAACTCAAACGTCTTTATCGGATACACGGCTGGGTTTTCAAACACGGGCTCATCAAATATCATCGTAGGTGTCAACGCGGGCAACCTCAACCGTGCAAGCAATGTCATTGCTATTGGATCGAACGCGCTTTCGAACGCATCGCTCTTCAACAACACTGCAGCCTCGAACTCAATTGCAATTGGTATTGGTGCGGGTCAGACATGTTCTGGAGCTAACATGATTGCGATTGGTCAGAATGCAGGATCGAACAATCCGGGATCGAACTGTATTTTCCTTGGCAGCAATTCGTATGCTGCGGGTCAGACGATAAGTTCTGCGAATACTCTCCTGGTGTACTCAACGAAAACCAATACGCCATTCTTACAGGGGGATCTTTCCGGACTTCAGTTGGGAGTTGGGCGAGCACCTCAAGGATTTACTCTTGACATATCGGGAAGTGTGCGGGGATTCAACATGACGGTTTCGCAGGTGAATAGCTGGTACTTTCCTCCTCCCCCAACAAATACGGTAGGGCAGGTTCTTACAGTCTCTTCAGGAACCAATCAGTTTTACTGGACAATCCCTGCTGTTGTCAATCTTGCAACATGGGCAGCAAATCCGGCATCCCAGCAGGTGAATCTCGCGGGCTTTGATCTTTTTGGAATTACCAGTTTCAATTCAGTCTCTGCGACCTTCAGTTCAACTGCGAGCAATGTAGGAATAGGTGTTGGAGCCCTTCGTGGAAATACTGGATCGAACGTTATTGGGTTTGGGTCGAGTGCTGGTTCAAACAATACTGCGAATAACTCAATCTTCTTGGGAAGCAATCCTGGATATACACCAAATACAGCAAACATCTTCGTAGTTTATGGAACAAGTGCATCGCAGCCTTTCCTCTATGGAAACATGTCAACCTGCAATCTGGGTATTGGTAAGGTCCCGGGCTCAGGTGTCAGTATCGATGCAGCAGGAATAATTACTGGGACAAGTTTCTCGAATGCAACAACGTCATCGAATAGTATGGGAGGATGCGTACTTTCAAATGCATATTTCGGTGTGAACACTGTTGCACCGCTCACTCGTTTTAACTTTTACTCTGCGTACCCTGGAACCACCAATTCGAACATTGCGAGTTTCGGTGCCTGGGATATCAATTTTGCCCTGTTTGGTCGTACCGTTGGAAGCCCCGACTCGAACGGTCTTGGCATTGCCTACGATTCGGGCAATAAGGTTGCTCATATTATTGCCGCCAATCCTGGTCAGTCGGCGCCCTACGGAAACATTGTCATGACGATGAGCGATCTGTACATTAATCCCCAGGGACAAGGACGTGTATCCATCGGAAAGCCAGCATCTGGTTATACGCTTGATCTGTCTGGATCCTTTTCGGCAACCCTCTCTGCGAATGTCGGTACAACGCTCACGGTCGGAGGACAGGCGACTCTTGGATCTGCCTGGGTTCAGAATAATTTATCGGTGTCGGGACAGTCAACTGTCGGTTCTCAATGGGTTCAGAACGGCTTTTCCGTCAGCGGTCAGTCAACGCTGTCAAATGCGACGATTATCAATACCTTCAATGTCTGTACTGGACTCGCCACGTTTTCAAATGCGACGATTCGTACAACTCTGAATGTCAGTGGTCAGGTTACAGTCTCTGCGGCAACTATTCAGAACAATCTCGGAGTCAATCAGCAGGCACAGATCTCGAATCTGTGGGTGACAGGAGGAGTTGGTATTGGTGCTCAGCAAACGGCTGCAAGTGGACTGTATGTTAACGCATCAACGCTCTTTACACAGTACATCAATGCTCCTCTCAATGTTGCGGGCATTTCGACAGTTGGAACAGTGACACTCACAGCAGTTACAAACGCAACGTATTACAGTTTGACAATTCCTACGACATCGGTCAATGTAGCTTTACCGGGTGTAACGACACAGGGCAATTACTGGGTGCTCAGGAACAATTCACCGTACAATTACACGCTGAACTTCACCGGAGGAACTCTCAACAATACATCAATTACATCGTATTCTTTACCTGCTGGAACGGGAGTGATGCTCGTCTATTCGGGAACAGGAACTATCTACTACACATTCTAAAGAGGGTCTGACATGATCACTGATGATCGTGGCGTATCGGAATTCCAAACATTTACATTCTCTGGACACTCTCGAAAACTCGCGAACAAATCGCTTCTCGAGAGTATTCAGTTAGGACACGCCGATTACGCGTGTTATTGGTCTCTTGAACTTCTGTCCAGCGGACTCGTTCATTCTCTCTGGTCAACGCTGTTTGATTCGGCGGCTCTCTATATTCATCGTTCGTGCCCGAATATGTTTACCTACCTCACCTCCCAGTACGAACGGTTTTCAGCGATTGAAAACCACTTTACAGTCTACAACATGACACACATTCGAAATAATGAGATGGCAAGAACACTCGTCTGTGAAACTGCGGCAGCACTCTCGGGGGCAAAGAAACAGAAACCAATTGCTCTTGGTCGTATAAAGCCCGAACACGATTTTCAAGAGACAACTGTTCGTGAAAATCTGCGCGCGCCTACCCAAATGGCCTCGATGCCATTCATTAAAGCCGACGACCCCTACGAACTTAAAATTCCGTTCAACGAGTTCTGCTTTGCGCTTCAGACAAAAGATACGTTGCGTGCACTCTATTGGGTCTCGTGGATTCTCACATACGCAAGGGAACAGAAGAAACAGACAAAACAGGCCATTGTGTGCGCTGAACGAAAGAATCAGTATGTGAGTTCAAAGTACACTCGCCATCTCATATGGATGTTGTGGGATCCTATTCTAGCCCAGGGAAATACGTACGTTGAGTCTGCCTTCAAACTATACTGTCTGCGCTGGGAACCGTCGGACGCAAGACCGAGACTGCCGTTTCTCCTCTCATCCATTGTGTTTGTCACGGAAGTTCTAGACACTCTGGAGCCAGCAAAGAGAAATGAACGAGATATTTCGGCCATGCTTCAAAAAATTCCAGCGCTGATTGAGACGATACAGGCAACTCGAAATACTTTCCAGTCTAGAGGATAAATAGGTATGCCGTCTCCGACTGATGCACAGAAACTCCAGATCTCGGCATTCCAGGGTCTGCTCTTTTACATTCTGGCGAATCCCATTACCTTCCGTGTCGTCGACGGTCTCATTACACAGGTCACTGGACCGTACACGATGTTCCGCGTCTTCGAGAACGGTCTGCCGACAGGGTTTGGTCTTCTCCTTCACTCCTTCGTCTTTTTTGCGGTCACGCTAGCGCTGATGTATATTTAGTTTAAATACAGCGCGCTTACCTATACAAATGTACCGTATCACGAAGATGGGGATGGTCTATATGAAGCCCACTATTTCGTATACCACCAGTTTTCTTTGGTGTGGAACCCAGTGTTTGAATCCACACGAAAGGACGTGCCGTACTCTTCATCCCCAGGCGGATGGATCGGTCAAGATTGAGATGCTTCCGTATCCCAATATTTTGGATCGGATTGATTCTAAGGAGGAAGTGATAGTCAACAAATTTGCGGACGGTTCGTTTTCCGAGAATAACGATCTATTTACGCCTTTGTGGTCACAGGCTTCTTCGCCGCAAACCACGACGGGCAGCACTTCTTCACCTCCGCGAGGGCAACGCTCACGACCTTCGAAGCCTCGGCCTTCACAAGCTTGACCGCCTCAATGACGTACGGGAGGGAGACATCGCACCACCCGGCAAGCTCGCTCTTCTGCTCGTCTGATAGGGGAGACTCACGAATCGCCTTCTTGACCTCCTCAACAACAAACTTCGCCTTATCCTCGTCCGAGCGGTCACCAAGGATCTCCACCTCGGCGATCTTCTTAATCACGAACTTCAGGAGCTCGGACTTGTTGGCAAAATCGACAACAGCAGTCTTCGCAGCCGCAACGACCACGCCAGAATCAACCGTCACGGTGGAGGGGACATACACCGAATCAATAGGTACAGTGGCAGGTGCCGGATCTGACATTGTGTTTAATTCTAGGTCTTACAAAACTTTCAATAGAATAACATGGAAATCTCTGATATCGTCTACCTCGCCTTTGCCACGCTTGTCATCATTGTCGTGCTCCACATCGGAGTCTTCTGGGTATCACGAATGATCCAACCTCCCAAGCCGAAGATCGTCTATGTCGATCGTCCCATGACGGCTGAGGCGACCCCGATACAGGCTATTCCTCCTCCTGCTCCTGTGATGGCGCCTCCTCCACCCCCCGCTTCAATGCCGGCACAGTCCGTGCAGACGGTGAACATCCCGCAGTATGAAATGCCACCTCCGATTGTCCAGTCGAAGAAGGCTGAACTTCCTCCACCGATCGAGACCCGCGATACAGCTCGGGTAGGATTCGCGGGAGAGTCCAAGTGATTTTGACGGTAGATGGGTGATCATATAAGGAAGATGAATCGTCTAATGTCTCTGTACAAATGGGATCCGTCCTTTCGGATGGTTTCTCAGGGGAAACTGGGGTCGTATGCAACCCGAGTTCCTCAAGGTACAGGTATTCCGGGATGGCTATGTCTTACCCGCGATGACCAATCTAAACCAATTGCGTACTGGGTTCCACGACGAGATAACCCAATTCCGCAGGTGTTTCGAATGGTCTGGGACGAGCGCTGTTTTGAGGACACGATTTTGCGTGTTGAGTATACACCTACGCATGTGTACATTGCAGATGCGTGGATGTGGAATGGAACCCCTTTGTTTTACAAGATGACCTTTGCCAAGCGTCAGGAGTTTCTTAAGTCGATTGTTCCTCTTGTCTATACGTCTTGCCCCCTCTTTGAGACGCGAAAGGTAGAGTTTCGTGATTCGATGAGCGACATTCGAGGGTATGAACATTATACGGATGTCGCCGGAACCAAGGGCATTTTCATTGAGTCAAAGCGCGAAGAGGTACCGGATCTCTATGAGATTGTCGCAACGGATATTCCCGATGTGTACAAGGTGGCAGATGTAGGATATCTTCGCGTCAGAACTCTTAAGCTGTCGCATGATCTCAAGAAACTGGGTCGATCGTTCACTCTTCAGTGCGTGAAAAACGAGGATGGGACTTGGACACCCAGAATTGATTCTCGCATGAATACAAATGGTTCGTAAGCACACAAAGAAAGTCAAGGCTGGTCGTCGTCACCGCCGCCACACAATGAAGAAGGGTGGTGGGTACGGATTCGGTGGATCAGTGCTCTCCAATGCGGGCGGACCCAATGCCGGAAACCCTCTCTGGGACTCTAAGATGGGATCTGATTGTGGCAATGATCTCCAGAGCCGCGGAGGAAACAACACGCTATCGGGCGGACGTCGTCGTCGTCATCTGAAGAAGACGGCGGGACGTCGTCGTAAGCACCGTGGAGGCGGAACGCTGGCTCTCCAGCAGCCCCGTGCGGGATACACGTTTAACGGCAGCGGTGTAGCTGGAACTGCAGATACGGTCCCAGTTGGAAGCCCTGTAACGTATGTTTGATATTAAATATCTTTGACTGAATTAATGAAGGCAAACGTAGATACTGCCGTAGCATCCCTACTTTTGCTTGCAGCGATCGTATTTCTTGTTCAGCGCCGCGTTGGATACCTCGCAGTTTGGCTTCTGCTGATTACAGTTGTGATTGGGTATGGAGTTCGTATGCCTCTGACTGTTGCAGTGACGCTGGGCATTGCAACGGTTGCTGCTGTTGTCCTCATTTCGGGACAGGCGCTTCGTGAGAACTACGAGAACCCGTCAAAGAAGGAAAAGAAGGAGGAGAAGGACGATGAGCCCGCTCCTCATTCGACGTCCAAAGGCGACCAGATTACGGACAACAATCTGAATGCCCATCTTGATGCCGGAACCACCATTCTCCATGCGTTCCAGAAACTGAACCCTGAACAGGTTCTGCAGATGCGCGAGGATACCAAAGAGCTGATGGAGACCCAAAAGCAGCTCGTTGAGACCTTGTCGTCGCTGGGTCCTCAGGTCCAGCAGGGTGCGGAACTCGTGAAGAGTTTCCAGGGAATGTTCGGAAGCAATCTAACAGATGCCCTGAAGAAACCGGGCGCCAGCGGCGTATCGGAATAATTGGTGATTCCGATTCGTTGAGTTGATCTCAAGTAGGGGAAGACCAAGGCCATGGGTAAGAATCTTCCATACCATCAATGTTGTGCCGAGATTGTAGTGCTCTACAACCTCGCTCCAGCTTACCATAGCTCCGTAGAACACTTGGAGAGACGAGATGATATAGAACATCATGGTATACCAGGGCTGATTCACAACTCCACCGAAATAAGTGTACAGTGTGGGGAAACATAGGAAACATACCCAAAAGAGAACATGACCTGCCGGTTGAACAATAAGGTTTGAATAAAAGGAAACACGATCAAGAAATCCTTCGGGCTGGATTTTCTTATCGAGCTCAATGTATTTCCACACAATCTTACCCGGATTCGGATGATCAATCATCCTTCTTAGACTCGGTGGTGGGCTGTGCGACATTCTCTCCAATTAGAATACCCTCGGCAGGAAAATCCGTCTCCTCAAACGTCTTCGGATTGATGTAGACCCACTTATTTGACTCTGAACCGGGAACAATGGCGCGCAAGACATCGGGGGTCACCTTATTTCCGTAGGCAATCAGACGTTCAGCCTCTACCGTACAATCCACCGTCGTCTCGCCGTCCATGTACCCAACAAAGAACCATGGAGCTGCCGGACTATCAAACAGATCCCATACAGTATAGGGATCCCGCCAAGTATCTGCCCAGTGAACCGCTGTCTTAATATCCGTATCCGGTCCAATCTGACGCGAGACCGTATGCAGAAGAATATCGTCCTTGCTATCCTCGTGGGTCATATCAAGCTCATGGAAAAAATTAGCATCCTGCGTGCGACCTGATGAAGGATTGTACGACCGCCACTCAATCGTCTCGTACTGTGGCGTGCGGCTGTACATACAGTTCTGAACGGCATCGTAGACCATAATTGCCGCCCGAAATACCCATAGGCCAATCTTCTCCTTCCAATTCATGTGCTCCATTTTATAGGTTTCTTCGGCCAATGCGTAAAACACTACGCAAGCGCGCTGTACAGCGTACGGTCCATCTCAAGACCGATCGCAATTGACGTTCCTAGCGCCGTAATAAAGAACGGGGCAGCGATGAACACCCACGCAACAACGCCGAGCTTGAGGCGGCACAGGAGATCGAGAATGTAGACCGTCGCACCTCCAAAGATCAGCTTCGAGGCGGCGGTAAAGAGCGCGAGGTCGGCAATATCGAAGCCGAGCTGGACCGCGAGGAAGAGAGCATAGAGGAGAGCCGGGGGGCACAGGGATTCGATGAATTTCATTTTCGTGCTTTATGTAGTATACATAAAAAATGGAACAGGTCGTGGCAATGACTGGTGTCGATAAAGATGTTGCAGAGGCGGCGCTCAAGACGGCGAACGGAGATATTGTAGCTGCAATTGAGTCGTTGACAACGGTTCCAGCGATTACTGGAGCGAAGTATATCCCCCCTTCCCCCAAAATTGATGACGGACATTCAGAGGAAACGCGGGAACAGATTCGTCAGGGTCGTATTTTGGCAGACATTTTCAGCGCTTCAGAGAAAAACGACCTCCGCGGAAAGGCATCGCATTACCCCTCGCAGCAGCTGCCGGCAATCCAAGAGTCGACTGAGGTCGCGAAGACAGGGTAGATGTTGTTCCCGTCTTGTTGGATGCCTCCGTTGGCTTGTACTGAACTGAAAAATCATACAGCTTCTTCTCCATAATCTGGAAATCGCCGAATACGTTCATCTCGTATGTCTGATCGTATGCGCGCTTTGAATACTCTGCATATACGTCAGGATCGTCCAGCTTATTAATTGCATCAATCCAATCCTGACGAGGTAAATCGTACGAGCATGGAAATTGACTGTCCCGAATCCATTCATACATTCCCTCGGTTGTTCCTGACGGGCGATCAAGCACCTTCTTTCCAAACGGCTTAGTGAAGACAACGGGAATGCCGTTGTACATTGACTCAAAGGCAACACGACCCCAGCTCTCGTACATCGACGGAACAAGTAGAATCCGTGTCCGACGAAGAACTGCCCGAATATCTTCCTGAAAATCAACCCATTCAATATTTGGTATGTCCTCGGGAACCGCAATCTTGTTGTAGTAGGGACGCACAGCCAGAAACTTGCGCTCTGGGAACTTCTTGGCAATTTCGACGAAAATTGGAAGTCCTTTTAGAAGGTTCGCATTGATCATCGTGATACAGTCTCCAGTCGGCAGGGTTCCGCGCTCATTGAACTTCACGTCACTCTCGATCATGAGTGGACGAATACTCTCATGTCCCTTGAACGTCGGAGAAAGAGGAATATTATTGATCACGTAGTTGTAGTTATGACGGGAGACGACCCACAGGAGTTCCGCCCAGTTTCCGTAGCGAGTATAGGGGCGCACACTGTCCGTCGATTCTCCAAAATGCATGGTCACGAGAAGAGGTTTCTGGAACCGTTCATTTAAACGACGAACGAGAGGCATCACTGGAAAATGAGGGGCAGACCATAGATCGGCACCCCCAAGTTCCTTTTCGGCATTCGTGTAGTAGACGTACTGAAACGTGCGATAGGTTCCGCGTAACGGACCAGTTCCCTTATTCACGGGAACAAATGTCACTGTGTGTCCGCGACGTTGCATCTCTTTTGCGATGCCAATATCGTGGAAAAACGCCCCACAAGGATCTGGGATCACATTTGTGAAAAATACGATCCTCATTTCTTTAGTCGGAGACTGCTTTCTGACGAACAAGACGCGTAGGATCGCCGCCACGAGCCCACGGCTGAACAAAATTATTGACTTCGCGCATCTCCGCCTGAACCTCGGGAATCAGGGGATCAAACTGCTGGGGGAAGAACTTGTCGGTCACCGTCGAGCACTCCTTACGAGTACGGACGGGCATACTCTGAATCAGCTGGCTTTCTGTATCCTTGCTGTACACCGGGGCACCACCTCCCATATTCGGGGTTGTCGCCCACGGGCGGGCAAAGGTCTGCTGGTGTCCCTTGAGGCGCTGGGTTCCAGGGTCACCTAGGGCAAGGCGGGAATACAGGTCAATATCACACCCACCCGCTGCAGTGCTTCCGAAGTTTCCCGTGTAATTCATAGTGACAAACGAGGATGCAAAATCGGCAATAGGATTGAAATCCTGGCAGGGCTCCGGCGGAGGGCGAGCCGTTGAGAGGTAGTAAGACTGCTGCGCCTTATTGTCGCGCGCATCATAATCCCGCTGAACTGAGTCGTTCTTTCCGCGAGTGGGTGCATAGAACCACTGCATGGGATTGCTTGTCTGAGGCTCCTGGTCAGTCATATTACTTAAAACGGATAGATAAAAGTATTCCGAGAACAACAGGCAAGTGAAATGTCGGTTCTGGCACCTTGTGACTGGATCGATCATGATGAATATGGCAAGTATGTCATTGACGTCTATGGACGAACTGATGAAGAATATGCTGCAATGGTTCGCATCCGCGGATTCAAACCCTATTTCTATGTATCTGGCGAGTACGAGTTTGAGAGCGAGCCTGCGATTCAGGAAGCGGGTGTCAAAGTCAAGGTTACGCATCTCGACAAGTACGATGTCTTTGCGGGATTTCAGGAATTCAAGACGACAAAGGTGCAAAAAGTTGAAGTAGAATCGATGAAGGATTTCCGTGCAGCAACTAAGATCGCGAAGGAGTGTGTCGATGGAGGTAAACTTCTGTACACTGTGTATGAAGCCAATCTCCCCCCTCTTCTCCGCTTCTACCACGATCACGAGATTCTTCCAGCGTCTCCAATCACCTTCATTCCGGCAGGAACTATCAGGAATATCGAAGACCGTAAGGCGTGGTATGTGGATATCAAGAATGTAAAGAGCAAGCCTTCGGCAGACACGCCACTCAAGATTGCCGCATACGATATTGAGTGTATGTCTACGACAGGTCAATTTCCTGTTCCCGACAAGGATCCGGTGATTCAGATTGGAATTACCCTGCGGTGGTCAAATGCAATGACCAAGTCGATCAGGCGTGTCGTGTTTGTATTTGGATCGGTGGACAAGTCGGATGATCCTACGGTCGAGTTCAAGGGTCACCCAACAGAAGGGGACATGATTGAGGCCTTCCAACAGTTTGTGCAGGATGAGGATCCGGATGTGATTTGCGGGTACAATACCTACGGCTTTGATGACAAGTTCCTCGTGAAGCGCGCAGAAGCCAATAAGATGCGCCTCAATCTTGCCCGCGGTCCGATCTGGGGGGATAGTGTTCTGCAGAAGAAGACGTTTGAGCTGGCGTCGGGCAAGTACGAGGTGGAGTACATGAAGACTCCTGGTCGGCTTACGATCGATCTTCTTCTCTCGATGCGGCGCGAACACAATCTGGACTCGTACAAGCTAGATAATGTCGCCTCCACCTTTCTGCGCGATAAGGTGGTGTCATTCAAGGATGGAGTCGTCAATACGAAGACTACGCGAGGTCTGTATGTGGGCAACTACGTGCGGTTCGATCTGGTAGGAAATACGATGAATCCCTACCAAGATGGCCGGAAGTTCTTGGTGACCTCGATGACGCCGAAATCGTTCACGATTTCCGAAAAGGGTCTATTTGACGATCTGACAGCAGAGGAGATGAAGACATTGGAGTGGTCGTTTACCAAAGACGATCTGCACCCCCACGAACTGTTCAAGATGCACGAGGGAACATCGAAGGATCGTGCGATCATTGCAAAGTACTGTATTCAGGACTGTGATCTGGTCCTCACGCTCATGGCGAAACTGGATACGTTGACGAATTCTCGCGGTATGGCAGATGTGTGTTTCGTTCCGCTACAGTTCCTGTTCCTGCGTGGTCAGGGAATCAAGATCTTCTCGCGCGTGGCCTACGAGGCATCCAAGCGCAACCAAATCATTCTGACGCAGGAGTCAGTCGAGGGAGAGGGTATTGGATACGAAGGTGCAATTGTGATCTCGCCGAAGATCGGGATGTATCTAAACGAACCCGTGGCTGTTCTCGACTTCAACAGTCTGTATCCGTCATCCATGATTGGTGAGAACTTATCTCCCGATTCGTTCGTGTGTATGAAGATGTACAACAAGTCGGGCAAGCTTACGGGGTATGAGGGTATGGCTCCCGAAAAGGCGAAGCTGATTCCGAACTGCCACGATATCTCGTACGACGAGAAGGATGCAGAGGGAAAGGTGATTGGACGGTGTGTCTGTACCTTCGTGCAGCCAACAGAAGGCAATGGACTCTCAACAGGTCTGATTCCAACGGCACTGCAGATCATGTTGAAGAAGCGCAAGGAGGCACGGAAGAAGATGGAAGATCCGGCGATGGATGATGCACAGAAGTCAGTGTACAACGGTCTTCAGCTGGCGTACAAGGTGGTTGCAAACTCGATCTACGGTCAGCTGGGTTCACGGACCTCGCCGATTCGGAAGATGTGTATTGCTGCATGTACGACGGCGGTAGGACGGCGCTCGCTTCTGTTTGCTAAGTCGACAGTCGAGGGTGATGGAGCCGAAGTGGTGTACGGAGACACGGATTCTATCTTCGTGAAGTTTCCCGGCAAGAACTTGGTCGATTCCATCAAGGCAGGGCAGGAGGCAGCAACAAAGATTACGTCGCTTTGCCCACACAAGGCATTTGTGATCGGCTACGAGAAGACCTTCTACCCCTTCATCCTGTTCTGTCGCAAGCGCTACGTCGGAATGAAGTACGAAGAGGATCCTACGAAGTGTAAGCGGGCATCCATGGGTATCGTCCTGAAACGACGGGACAATGCGCCCATTGTCAAGGATGTGTTTGGTGGCGCCCTCGACATTGTTCTGGAAGAGCGCGATGTCAAGAAGGCTGCGAAGTTTGTCAAGGAGATGATTGTGAAGGTGATGAAGGCAGACCTACCAATTGAGAAGTTTGCTGTCACCAAGCAGCTGCGGGACGATTATGCGGCGATGAAGGAAGGGTACTCGGGCAGGGCAACACTTCCTGCTCACCGAGTGCTTGCTGATCGTATGACGAAGCGCGATCCCGGAAATGCTCCAAATGTCGGCGAACGTCTGAAGTACGTGTACATCCAAAGCGACAAGAAGCTTCAGGGTGATCGGATTGAAGACATTGAGTACTTTACTCGGAACAAACTCAAATTGGACTCGATGTTCTATGTCACCAACCAGATTCAGAATCCAGTGGCGCAGCTGTTCGCTCTCTGTATCGAAAGTCTGGATGGGTACCGTGAGCCCAGACCATCGTATGCCCAGATGTTCAAGGAACTCACAGAGGATGGAGCAGATCAGGAAGAGGCAACGCTGGGGGTTCTAAAGCATAAGGAGAAGCAGCTGGATTCCCTGCTGTTTCTGAAAGCAGACTACATTCAGAATGTCATTCGGGCGAGTCGGAGTGGTCCAATGGACGCCTTCGTGAAGAAGAAGGGCATTTAAAAACATGTTGGGTGATCATACAAGATGATGAATCGCGAACTTCTTGAATCTATTTCGGATTTGACGTATGCCCAGGCTCGTTTTTTTGGTCGCCCCGCCCCCTTCCATCTCCAGCGCCAGTTTCTGGCAGTTCAGGAGCGGATGATTAATCTGCTCACCCAGTTTCCTGCACGCCTTCCCCCACCCCCTGCTGCCGAACCGATACCGATACGTCAGGTAGTCCAGCAGCAGTTTGATATTCCGATCAACATTATTGACATGCTATTCCCTAACGCCGCAAATGTCTTGGGTGCAGGTGCAGGAGCAGGAGCAGGAGTCGGAAATTCATTCTGGAATGCTGTGACTGTATCTCTGACGGCCGAACAGCTGGCAGCAGCCACTCGTGACTATACTCCCGATCCAGAACTTGCAGCTCATGAGCTATGCTGCATTTGTCAGGAAGGAATTTCAACTGAACCGGCTGTTGAAACGAATTGCCCTGGTCAAACTCTACCCGACGGATCGATCGTCACCAATCATCACTCTCTTCATCGCCGGTGTGCAAATACTTGGTTTTCGCTGAGTACGAAGTGTCCCGTTTGTCGGGCAGATTTACGAACACTGACCTCAACTACTACAAATGCAGGAGCAGGCGCCCCTGGTGGAGACTCCTTTAGTAGCAGTGTGTACACCGACCTTTAATCGCCGCTTCTGTCTTGATTTTTCCGTAGAGTGTTTCAAGCGCCAGACGTACCCTAATCTTCACTGGATCATCGTAGACAATTCTGATGATCCTGAGAAGGACTGGTCTCCTATCCAGCAGAAGGAGGGACTCAAGGTTACGTATTTCCATATCAAGACTCGCAAGCCCGTGGGGTCTCTTCGCAATGTCTGTCTTCGTGAAGCCATGAAGCTGAAGCCCGAATATATTGCCTTCTGGGATGATGATGATTACTACATGCCTCAGCGGATTCAGGTCTCGGTCAAGGCGCTAGAGGAGAACCCGAAGCACGACATTATCGGGTGTGCTGTCATGACCGTATTTCTCACCCGTGAGAACGTTCTCATGGATGTCGGTCCATATGGGCACAACCACGCAACAGCGGCTACCTATCTCTTCCGTTCAAAGTGTGCCGAGACGCGGTACTTCCTGGAGACGGCGAACAAGGCGGAGGAGGGAACCTTTACGCGCGACTGGACCCTTGAGATGATCATGCTTCCATCAACGGATATTCTGCTCGTGATTGGTCACGCGCACAATACTGTGAATAAGAGTGAGATTTTCAGTGATCAGCGTAAGTTTGGAGGGCGCATCCACAATTCAGACAACGCCAAGAACCTTGTACGATTCCAGTGGATTAAAGATCCCAGTATGTGGGCTGTATTCCGTAAAACGTTTCTTGATGCTTGAACAGATCAGCAATAACATCGCCAGTGACTGGAACTTGCTGTAGAACATCGGATCGACCGTACTGGAACCGATTCATCAGTCGGCGCACATCGTGTTGACATTCCTTAACAATCATTTGGAACTCTGGAAAGGGCATAGAACTATGCGTTTTCAGATTTTCGTACAGATCCCGAGCATTCAGCGGCATGCAACGATGAATGGTGACATGGTCAAATGCTCTTTTAAAGATGACTGGAATCTCATTCGACGTACACAGGATCGGAACAACGCGGGTAGGATCACGAATCCATTCTAGAATCTTGCGTTGCGCATGGGGGTCGCTGCCATCGACTTCATCAAGAATGACACAGGTCTTGCGGGGTTTAGAGTACTTGATAATTGAGGTGAACGAGACCGGAGCCATACATGAATCACGAAGATTTGTAACATCTTCATGGGATCGAAGAGATCGCGATGCATTAATTTCCAACGGTTCATACTCGAAAGTCCGTGCAGCAGCAAGGACCATAGTCGTCTTTCCGATTCCGGGGGATCCGCAGATAAGCACACACTTTGAGCGGGGATTTGACATCAAATATTTCCGAAGAAGCTCTTTTGCTTCAGAATGTCCAATAATATCTTCAAAAGTCTGTGGTCTATATGTTTCAGACTGCATCTGTCTCTACCTATACCTGTTCTTTACTTACAAAGCCCTTTCCAAGATGTTCCGCACGCCCGAGCAATATCGCACTCCTTTCCTTTTTGCATAACTGGATCAAACGGTTTGCAAGTCGTTTCATAGGTTGGTTTGCACTCACCATTTTCGTAGATCCACAGATCGGGACAGTCCCCGACTGGTCCACCCTTGACCTCATAGACAATGGTCGGCTGGAGTACCTTTAAGTAAAAGTAGGTAAATGCCGCAAATGTCCCGAGAGTCACAGCAATCACTATAAAATCCTTCAGATATGATCCGATAAAGGCATAGGTAGGTGAACACTCCAGGGGTGAAGGAATAGGACCTCCAAGAGAATTTGTTCCTGGTCCAAAGAGTCCCTCCTTCATGTAGGAAAACGTGCACTTGAGTGTCGTGAGGAGTCCAGACATTCTTCTTCTACTATCTAACAAGAGTATAGTATAATGAGCGTCGCAGCGGCTCGTCATGTGTGCGACACATACTTTACCACAACACTGAACCCAATTGTTCAGCACCATATCGATTCATTTAATGATCTTGTTGAACGCCGAATCCCGGTGTTTCTCAAGGCTTCGAATCCAGCAGTCAATTTAGTCGTGGACGATGAACGGAGTATCCGTGTCTACATTGGAGGAAAGGACGGATCGGCGGTTGGATATCGCCCACCTGTTGACGATCTTGAGTACTCTGTAATGCCCAACACGTGCCGTACAGAGAACAAGACATATACTCTAGATTGCCTTGCCGATATTCATGTAGAGTTCCAGATTGGGGAGGATATTGTGACTTCGAAGTTTGACAAGATTCTCATTGGTCAGATTCCCCTGATGCTTCGGTCAAAGTACTGCCACCTCTCGGCTCTCACACCCGAGCAGGCGTATGAGCAGGGCGAAGATTATCATGAAGTTGGTGGATACTTTATTGTCAATGGAGCCGAGCGCGTTCTTCTATCGCAGGAACGACTGGGCAATAATCTCTTCTATGCGGGCAGGCGTAAGATTCATCCAACGGAGGGAAATGAAGACCAGGTGGGAGGGTCGACGGAGGAAAAAGGGGAGGACTACGAGTACACTGCTGGAATTCGTAGCGTATCCGAAGACGGAACTCGTGGACCGTATTCTCACTATCTCGTGATTCCCCCTGCTGCTCGTGAGTATTCACTTGAAGAGGTCGAGGAGCGGAAGATCAAGAATTATGGTCTTACACGTATTCGCGGAATGCCAGTGATTACCCTTCCCGGATTCAAAGTCCCAGTCCCCGTTCTCTCAGTCCTTCACCTTCTCGGTCTCACAACGGACAAGGATATTTACGACATAATCCTTGCCGGTGTTCCTCCGTCAGGTCGTTCAGTGTATGACGATCTGTTCATGCAGATCATTCTTGGTCATGATATTGATTCAGACATCGATGTCCTTAAGAACTCTACGAAGAACCGGACGAATCAGGAGGTGTACTACAATCTCCAGACGATGCTGTTTCCACACGTAGAAGCGGAAGAGAATGAGGATATGGGCAGCCTGTTCCGTCGCAAGGCGTATGCTCTGGGTCACCTTCTGCATATGGCTATGGACCAGGCACTGTCTCTTCGCGAACCCACGGATCGCGACCATTTCCGATTCAAGCGATTCGATGTGTCTGGCGACCTGTGTTTCCAGGAATTCAAGCGGGTACACAAGGAGATTTCCAAGGCGATGAAGTTGGAAATGGATACTCGCGTGCACTTCGAGGAGAAGAAGTATGCGGGCAAGCAGTTATCCAATCTCCTACAGCTAGAGAATATTCGCTACTACTGGAAGTCCTATACGATGCTTGCCGAATTCTCGAAATCGTTCAAGGGCAAGTGGGGAAACAAGGACGGAATTTCACAGATCCTGAATCGTTTTTCAACTTTAGGAACGATCTCCATGCTTCGTCGTTCGACTCTGCAGATGGACCCCTCAATCAAAGCCCTGGGTGCTCGGCGTCTGCACGGAAGCTCGTTTGGACTCACTTGCCCCTCCGATGTCCCTGACGGTCGAAATGTCGGCATGACGAAACATTTGTCAATTCTCACGGTTGTATCTACACAACATCCGGCAAGCGAGATCAAAAAGATCGTGGAGGCACACCCCGGATTCCGTCGGTTAAACACTATTCACCCGTCAACCTGGAATCCGTCATGGACTCGCCTGTCTGTCAATGGCGATATTTACGGTATTGTTGCAGAGAACACAACTGCGCTTTTCCAGGACCTGCTGACGTACCGCCAGTCCAATCGCGGCCTGATCTCGGTTGCGTGGAATCGCACAGACAATGAGCTGGCAGTATGGTCTGACGCGGGCCGCCCGTCTCGTCCAGTCTACCGCCCAGGAGTCAACCCAGACGAGATTATGAAGCGCAAGTCGTGGATCAAGATGCTGGATTTATTTGAGTTTCTGGATGCAGAAGAGTCGGATACCGTAAAGGTCTCAATGACTCCATTCTCAAAGTTCCTACCCTCCGAAATCCACGGTCTATTTATGCTGACTCCTCTCTCTGCCGTGATTCCCTTTGCTAACCACAATCCGTCTCCCCGCGTATGTTTTTCGTGTTCGCAGAGCCGAGCGGGTGCGTCGTGGTTCCATTCGAATTTCAATAAGCGGTTTGATACGATGACTCTTATTTTGAACAATCCCCAGCGTCCTATTTGCCAGACGTGGATGTACCCCCATGTTCTGGGCAGGGGAGGATGCCTACCGTACGGAGAAAACACGATGGTTGCTATCTGTACATATTCAGGATACAATCAGGAAGATTCCGTGATTCTGAATGCCGGATCCCTGCGTCGCGGAATGTTTGGCACCACCTATTTCCATTCGTATACGGTGCTGGAAGAAATGACAAATGTTATGGAAAAGACACATACAGAATTCGGAGATCCGTCGAAGAAGGGAATCAAGTTCAAGGAGGGCATGGATTACAGTAAGCTGGATGAACGCGGAATCATTCGCCTGGGGTCCCACATTACCGAGGAAACTGTTCTAGTTGGTGTTATTTCAGGAACATCCGATGCATCCAAGACCCCGAATCGCGGTCAGGTAGGCCGAGTTGATGGTATCCAGATGTTCACTGTCAAGAACGGGGATACAGTGCTGCGGGGAGTTAAGATTCGTATTGCCGAGGAGCGCGCACCTATCTTGGGCGACAAGTTCAGTTCACGCGCAGGTCAAAAAGGTACCGTCGGAATGATCATGTCCGAATCCGATATGCCGTTCACTGCGAAAGGACTGCGCCCTGATCTAATTCTGAATCCCCATGCAATTCCTAGTCGCATGACTACAGGTCAGATGCTGGAATCCGTGTCTTCGCGCATTGGAACACTGCTGGGAACCGTGATTGATGCCACTCCCTTCTGCGCTACGGATCCGGATGTGGAGTACCGCGAACTCATGCGTAAGGTCGGACTTCATCCTGCGGGATCGGAGATCATGTACAATGGCACAACTGGAGAAATGATGGAAATGGAGATTTTTGTAGGCCTCACGTATTACCTGCGTTCGAAGTTGATGGTAGAAGACAAGATCAATTACCGCGATACTGGAACAAAAACTCTCTTGACTCACCAACCACTAGAGGGACGTTCTGCCGGGGGTGGACTGCGTATCGGAGAAATGGAGCGGGATGCACTGATTGCCCATGGAGTCTCTGGATTTATCGAGGAATCGTTTATGAAACGGTCCGACGAGCATGAAGTTCTGTACCAACCAGAAACAGGTCTTCTAGATACCACAGGTGAAGGAAGAATTGAAGTTTTACGGATGCCTTACTCCATGTCCCTGTTTGTCAAGGAGCTCGAGTCGATGCATATTCGTACAAATATTCTAGACACTTAAGAGTATGACGGGTGATATAGGTAAGAAGATGTACGTAATCAAGCGCGATGGACGGCACGAAGAGGTTTCTTTTGATAAGGTACTTCATCGTATCCAAACACTTGCCGTTGGGCTTGATCATGTGAATCCAGTTTTGGTGGCGCAAAAGGTCTGTAATCAGATTCAGGATGGTATTAAGACGTCTGACCTTGACGATTTTGCGGCAGAGACGGCAGCGATGATGGTGGGTCGGGCGCACCCGAATTACGGTAAGCTGGCTGCTCGCATTGCAATTGATAACCATCACAAGAATACTCCCGATACGTTTCTGGGATGTGCTGAGCAGCTTCATGCTCGGGGAGTTGTCTCAGACAAGATCCTTGAGATTGCTCGGTTCTCCGCAATTCAGCCCATGATTGACTACAATCGTGATTTTGAGCTGTTTGATTATTTTGGGTTCAAGACACTTGAGAAGAGCTATCTCCAGAAGATTGACGGTAAGGTCGTAGAGCGCCCTCAACATATGTGGATGCGCGTGGCCATTGAGATTCATACTGAGAAGTACCCTACGGAGCATTACGGGTACCCTATTCAGTACGATGCCGATCTTGTACGTATTGCTGAGACCTACAATGCTCTCTCACAGGGCTTCTTTATCCATGCAACACCCACCCTCTTCAATGCGGGGACGGACCATTCTCAGCTCTCCAGCTGCTTTTTGCTGGATATGAAGGCGGATTCCATTAAGGGGATTTACGATACGCTAGGAGATTGCGCTCAGATTTCCAAGTGGGCGGGAGGTATTGGTCTGGCTGCTCACAAGATTCGCGCGAAGAACTCGACGATCAAGGGAACGAACGGTCTTTCAACGGGGATTGTTCCCATGCTCCGAGTGTTCAACGATACGGCTCGTTATGTGAATCAGGGTGGAAAGCGCAATGGCTCGTTCGCTGTGTACCTTGAGCCTTGGCATTCTGATATTGAGGACTTCCTTCGTCTCAAGCTGAACACGGGAGCGGAAGAGGATCGAGCACGTGATCTCTTTTACGGTCTGTGGATTCCCGACGAGTTTATGCTCCGTGTGAAGGATGGTGGGGATTGGACGCTGATGTGCCCGAATGAGTGTCCCGGTCTTGCTGATGTCTATGGCGAGGACTTTCAGGCTCTGTATTGCAAGTATGAGGCAGCGGGTAAGGGTCGGAAGTCGGTTCCTGCGCAAAAGATCTGGCAGATGATCTTGGATGCCCAGATCCAGACGGGAACTCCGTACCTGTGCTACAAGGATGCGTCAAATTTCAAGTCCAATCAGAAGAATCTGGGGACGATCAAGAGCTCGAATCTTTGCTCGGAGATTATTGAGTACACGGATCCTGGTGAGACGGCTGTCTGTAATCTGGGCAGCATCTCCCTGACGAAGTTCGTCCTGGAGGATGGGACCTACGATTTCACCATGCTACGAGCCTATACCTCAATTCTAGCCCGCAATCTCGATAAGGTGATTGATCGGAATTACTACCCAACTATCGAGACGAAGACATCGAATTCTCGTCATCGTCCAATTGGGATTGGTGTACAGGGTCTTGCGGACGTGTTTGCCAAGATGAAGATTGCATGGAATTCTCCCGAGGCATCTCGTATGAATCGTCTTATTTTCGAGCACATTTACTATGCGGCAATTGACACTTCGTGCGATCTCGTTGTTAGCAAGGGATCTTACCCTTCGTTTGCAGGTTCACCGGCATCTGAGGGTATTCTTCAGTGTGATCTGTGGCGCGTAACTCCTCTATCCGAGGACCTTAACTGGTCTGCCCTCCGCCAGAAGATCAAGAAGGGACTGCGCAACTCCCTTTCAATTGCTCTCATGCCCACTGCGTCTACGTCCCAGATTCTTGGCAACAATGAGTGCTTTGAGCCGTTTACTTCGAATCTGTATGTCCGCCATGTTCTGGCCGGAGATTTCATCGTGATTAACAAGTACCTGATTTCCGAGCTGGTGGATCTGGGAATCTGGACGCCTGAGCTACGCACCGAGATCATTGCAAACAATGGTAGCGTTCAGAATGTGACGGGGATTCCAATTAGCGTTCAGGAGCGGTACAAGACTGCATGGGAGATTCCTATGAAGACGATCATCGACCTTGCTGCCGATCGCGCCCCGTTTATTTGCCAGTCTCAGTCGCTGAACCTGTTTGTGGCTGATCCTTCATATGCTCGTATTTCCAGCATGCACCTCTATGCCTGGAACAAGGGACTCAAGACGGGATGCTACTATTTGCGGACTAAGGCAGTCGCCTCAGCTCAGAAGTTTACTGTAGAACCCGAGGCTCGTCCCCAGCAGGCCGCTGAATGTCTCACCTGCTCTGCGTAAAATATTCTATCTATTCAAGTATAAACAAAATGAGCTCCCTCTCCCCTGCCGATTTTAGCGCCGCTGTTTCCGGTGGCCGCCGCCACCACTCCCGCAAGCACCACCTCGGTGTTGGCAAGATGGAGGAGGGTGGACGTCGCCGCCGCCACTCCGTGAAGGCGGGCCGTCGCCACCGCAAGCACAAGGGCGGTGATGAGATGCCCGCGCCCCCGCCGGCCGAGGTCAAGGAGGACGCCGCCCAGATTGCCGGTGCGGATGCCCCCAAGACGCTCGAGGGTGGACGCAAGCGCCACACGAAGGCGAAGAAGGTCGCGAAGGCCCTGCTCAAGCTGTCGAAGAAGCTCTCCGCCGGCCGCCGCCACCGCAAGCACTAAACATTCAACCGTTTAGCATTTTTTAGGTAGCACAGTTGTGCTTCCGCTAAAAATGTAGGTTAGGTTAGGTTAGGTTAAGCACGCTGTTTTAGATACTCACCGATCTTCGACAGCATTGTAAACAGATCTTCAGTAAACCCGTAATGGCAACCATTGGGTTCCATTCCCGGTGGGACTCGGCGGCTAGAGGTTGTACGGGGATGCACCAAACTCACAATGACTTCCTGTGGTGACAGCTCAATACACTGTGCTTCTCGCCCCTTAATGAACTGCTCTCCCTCTGCAATCTGAATCTCGTCGGGGAATCCCTTCTCCTCCCAGAAACTCTTCGTGAAACACATGGTGGCTTCCGAGACACGCATACACTGGGGCATACGCATAGGAGGAACATTGATGAATGATGTATAATTCGCAATATCGTACGAAGGAAGAGTGGTGCAGAACGCAACCTCTTTCTTTGCCCGCAGCATCATCGAGACACGGAATAGAATACTGTTGGGAGGATAGATATCATCGTCGTCCATATGAACAATAATTGGAAACTTGGCAAGACGTGTACCCAGATTTCGCTTCCATGCAATTGTCTTGCCCTCCGTCTCCAGAATGTAGCGAGAAAAGGGTACGTGCTTCACAAACTCTTCGCATGTATCTTTGCCATCATCAATGACAATCCACTCGAGCTTGTCTTTCGGATAACACTGTGAATCCACGCACCCGGCACAGATCTCCATGAATTGGGGGCGATTGCGTGTAGGTGTTACAATTGTGACTCCGGGCAGATCAGCTTCGGGAATAGCTGTCTTGTCAATTGAAAACTCGTCCTTGGTTGAATACGGTTTCAGGAACTCCTGCATCGTCTTTACCCACCTATCGTGGCGCTCAACAAATAGATTCGCAATTGAGTTCGACAATTCCTTGCGCTCCTTGAAGGACATATTCGAATACACTTCGAGAGCCTGCACAATGCCTTCAGGCGGAGTGCGGCAAATCACTCCAAGGCATTCAGGGTGGGGAACGGTCTTGTCAGTATCGACCCAAAGAGCAGGATAGTTAAACTCCTTGAACGGCAGAATCGTATTCAGAAGAAGAATTGATCCGCTGGAAGCAGCTTCGTTCACTGCATGGCCAAAGCCCTCTGATCCCGAAATGCAAATAGAAAGCCCACAGTCGTCCACGAGCTCGTCATAGACATTCTGCTTAAGAGTTTCCGAGTGGAGAACAATCTTATCCTTGACCGACTCTGGAATCTCAACCTTCATACGAGTGCCATCACACACAATATGGAGCTCGGGAAGTTTAATCTCGTTGTTGGCAGCAGCAAGAACGTATGCATCAACCACGACCTGCGGATGACGGTAAATGTTCTTGCCGGACAGAACCAGAGCCTTATGAAAGTTCTTCTTTTCAGCCGGTTTCTTGGCAATGGATGTCCAGCCAATGTACTTGACATTCGGGTGGAGACTCGAAAAGATCTCAACTGCCTCATCTGTCTTGCACCAGATCTCGTCAATATTCTGGAGGTAAGGAATCCACGTCTTGTATGTCCACTCGGGATTCGGGATGAAAATGTTCTTGCCAGCGTAGGTGAACAGGGACGGGTTCAGGACCTCAATGAAGACATTGTACTCCGCTTCGGGGCACTCGGGCTGAGCATTGTAAATTCGGCGAAACTTCACAGTTTCATCTGCTGCTGCCCAGATTCCCTGAAGAATGTCCACATCAGCAGCAAGTCCAGTCTGGTTTCGGTGTGTCGAGACAATGTTCACCCTCATTAGATGATCCTACGCTTTATTGTTCCCTTTGTTTGACGAGGTAAACGCTTTGCAGTGCGAGCGCGAAGATTGTGAATGTGAAGGAACTCGGCTCGACTTGGTTTCCCTTTGGTACAGGGGTGTAGAACGATTGGGCGATCATAAAACCATTCCGTCTCCTGTCCTGTCCAAGCCCAGAACTGGGTGGGATCAGTCATCTCTGTTGCCTCCTCGAGCTGGGAGACATAGATATCCGTAAACTCGACTGCCATATCTTTCAACTCTCCGAACCCATAGTTCATATCAAAGAGTTCAGTGCACAGCTGACCATAAAAGGGTTCGATCTGTTTACGAACCGGATTCCAAACAATCTTTTCGACGGGGCGAAATGTATCCCACGCAGAGTCCCAGACGAGAAGAGTGTTGTCTTTTTTTCCGTATATGCGATCTTGGAATTTCACTAGCATTACTCAAATATCATCTAAAAGAAAGCCTTGAATTCCGCGCTCTTGGTTCCATAGATGTGAGGATTGATCGGGCGGCTGATCTGCTCCGGGTAGTTGAGGATCTGGCTGCGATTATAGAGGTACATATTGATCGACCCCAGAATATCGTCAACGCAAAACTGGAGGACGCGCTGATTGAGTTCATCGAGCTCCTTCGCGGCATCCTTCTCTACGTTCAGGTTGTACTGGAGGTAGTAGGCGCGCATGATCGTCTTGAGATCATCGGGGCGCTGGGGATCAATCACATGCTTCTTGTCGCTCTTGATCCAGACACGGTAGCGAATCTCATCCTGTAGGTACTGCATATTGGCATCTGAGAAGAATGCCTGGTTGAGAGGTGTGGGCGTGTGTACACGAATCGTCGCCTGCTGCTGGAAGGTCGAGCCATACGCCAGCTTGGGGTCCTCATAGTGTGTCGAAAACAGCTTGAACGCTTGTGTATCCTTTGTCTCATCATCAGCAAGATTCGGAACAAATCCGGTGTGCTTGGGGGCGGAACGAACTGCTGATTCAATGTAGTACTGTGCGACCTCACCCACCTGACGAGGGTAAAGTTCGCCGTTTTGCGGAGCTGCCATTGTTATTAGTTCGGGATGATTTTCTTGATATTTGTCGGATCAGGTTCCAGAGATGTGATTTCAAGAACGTATGTTGACTGGGTGTTAATATTCAACATCGGGATCACATAATCTTGTGAAAATGTGCGAGAGCGGGCAAAGGAAAGAGCGGGCTGAGTGATCCCTGAATACTGCATGAGACATACCTGTGAAAGAGTCTGTAGGAGTCCGCAGATAGTGGCTACCGCATTGGACATACCGGCGTATCCGGTTGTAAGTTTAGGGACGGCGGTAAACGAGGTTCCAACATCACTGGTCGGGAACACGTAGCGAGGAGTAAAATCGGCACCGCAAATACTTGTGACCAAAAAGTTATTGGACAGTAAATTGAAGAAGGATGTCAGTGC